AAATCCTTTTATTAATAGACAAACAGATACCAGGGTTAACAATTTCTGAGCATGATGAGTATGGTTATGTCTGGTCTTTTTCCGGGGTTACCTCCCAAAAGTCATTTAGTACTGTGATAGAGGCTTTTATTAATTGTACAGCAACTATAGTCAGGTCTTTAGAGATTGCCGTTAACAGCTTAGATGAGGAAGAAGAATAGGATGGCACGGAAAATTAGCGCTGTAGGTCAAGTCTTAAAAGATTACTACGGTTTATCTGACAGCTTTTTTGAAACACCAATACCTGAGAAAGTAGAAACCACAATGATCGCCAGTATGACCCTCTCCTCTAACCGTCTACCTAGCCACAACATACGGGCTAGGCCCTAAATGGAGACCGTTCTACGTTCAGCCTATCGCTAATGGTTAATTGTTTCTATTAGTGATCAGGTGCAAGATATTGAAGAAATAGGTTGTCCCGTTTCCTCTCTAGATGAAACTTCAACTATCCCAAACGACTATGAAACCCGGCAATATTTTATCGACTTTGAGACCTGGCAAACGTTACTTCAAGGCAAACCCATTAAGGGTATCTAGGTGCTAGTATATTAAAAATAAAGCTGGGAGAATTTAAGAATGGGTAAAATTTATTTTGCAAGTATCTGGGAAAAAACCCATCACCACGGGGGGAGATTCCCGGTAGTTGCAACTGACCTAGACACGTCTTTTCTAGCTCTGTACAAAGCAGACGTTACCCGTACCATTCGTGAGTTTTCCGAGGTATGGTCTAACCGTTTGTATTCTTCTAAGTTTGCCAGCTTTTATAAACCCTGGCTAACCTACTGGGCAAAATCTGATCAGGATATAACGCTTTTATATTCTGAGACTACCGTTAACCTTGTATTACAAGCTGCTGAATTTGTAGCACAAGAGTTACAAGATTCCTTCGGAGGTATTGACCAAAATAACCCGAATTGGGATAAGCGGGATCGCCCCGGTTGGGATTTTGAAGCTGTAGATTCTGCAACGTATAGACAAGAAAGCTTGCTATCAGGGTTTCTGGCAGAACAAACCGCTCAATTTCATTCGTCTGTTGATGAGAAGTTAAACAGCGCTGTAATCCTGTGGAACGTTGATCTGTGGGCGAAGGATAGGGGATTACAGAAAAAATTCCTAGATGCCTTGAGAGGTCTTAGAGATGCCCCTGCTTTTGCAAACGACCTAGAGACCTTTGGGGTCTTTGATAAAGAAGGTGGCCTTAACCCCAGGCAAGGACAGATCCGTTTGATTCAGATTACATTGCCAGATTTAGCCACTCTGGTAATCGATCTAGGAGGGGCTAACGCAGATAGGGAATCAGCGTATAAAGCCTTGGCAGAAATTGAGATTGACGGTTTTAATTTTTGGGATATTTTCAAGCGTCAATGTGAGTCCTGGGAAGTAGAAACCAGAGGGGCAAACTACAAGTTTGATGAAGGGTTTTTACGAGTGCATTGGGGTATCTCTCCTAGGAATATTGCAGATACTCAGCAACTTAGTATTAGCCTATGGGCTGGGTTGCCACTTAAGCACGGCATGGGGCCATTATCAAAACGTGCGTTAGGGATAACAGTAGATAAATCCCAACAAAAAAGCGATTGGTCTCTACCCAGGTTGTCTAACCGTCAGATTAATTATGGTGCTAGGGACGCTGTTGTTACTTACTTGTTAGTTGATCGGCTGAGACAGTTGTTAGATCAATCAGCAAACCTTTTCCCGTTGCAGTCTCAATTGTTTGGGTCTCCTCTAGACGCTGCAATTAGGGAGAGTCAGGTTTCCAGTTGTTTTGCCGACATGGAACAATACGGTATGCCTGTAGACGTTGCCGCCGTTAACTCTGCTTTAACGCATTATTACCAGGTTGCCAAGGAAATTATTACTCCTTGGTTTGACTTATTCCCACAGTCAAATCCTAAATCAAGCGCTCAGGTTTTGAAGACAATTAAAGAGTTTGATTGGGAAACTTATCTAACTGAACACGGGTTAAACGTCAGGGAAGTTAGGCCCCATAAAGTCGTTAAAGGCGTTGAGAAACTATCGACTGACACTGAAGCGTTAGCCCCATTCACAGACATCCTACCAATCCGGGCATTGTCTCTTTATCGTTCTGTTGAGGTGTTCATTAAATACTTGGAGAACGTTAGAGATCAGGAAATTAACGGTACTGTGCGAGGTAACTATTTTGTTATGGCCCGCAAAGGAACCGGGCGATCTTCCTGTGGGAAAGACTCACGGGGGGATAGTGACGGATCAGGTTTAGGGATTAACCTACAGAACCCTGCTAACCCTAAAAACCTGGCTAAGGATTTGAGAAAGTATAATTTACCCTCGATCCGTTCAGTGTTTAAGTACACCGATAAAAACTTAATAACAAATGATGGGGTAAGGTTTGGGTCTCAGTTTCTAGCGATGGATGGATCACAGCTACACGCTAGATACGTTGGTTCCCACGGGGATCTGTTGATGATGCAGATCTTTAGAGAGGGGGAAGATGTACACATTCACACCGCCGCTGGTCTTGCTGCTGTGAACGGTAAAGACCCTGGGCAATGGCATTATAAAAATATGGTGGTCTGGTATAAGGAGCATGATCACGAATTTCATTATGAGGTGGCATCTTTAAGAAACAAAGGTAAGCCAGCTTTTTATGGATCTATCAACCTGCAAGGTAAGTACACCCTGAAAGGTACCGTAGAAAGCACAGGAGGGGAGATCTCCCTAGAAGAAGCTCAAGATGCAATTGACGCTTTTAGGTACTCCTATTGCGGTACCTACAGCCTACAGCGCTGGCTAATGAACCTGGCTGGAGATACCACTATTGTTATTAGCCCTGAACTACAAAAAGAGTTTTTTGGTGTATCTCAAAACGTCAAAGAATGGGCAGTTGCTTATTCTTTGTCAGGTCGAAGAGTGTTTTTAGAAATGCGGCCAGATAAATATAAAAACGATAAGCTTGCCGCAAAAGGCACCGACATTGTTAGTACGGCTTGGTTAGGTACTGAAGCCTGTACGATGAAGTGGAGCATGATCGAGATGCAAAAATTAGCCGATCAAAATCCCCACTGGAAGTTTAGGTTTACTAACTTCCCGCACGATGAAGAAAACGCTGGCTGCTTTGAGTTGTTTAGGGAGTCGGTTGCTACAGCATTTATGAACAGCGTTCGTAAGGGGATGGAATTGTATTTGAGAAAATGGATACCTACTGAATCCGGTAATCCTGACCCGTCTGATTGTATTGTTCCTTCATGGTTGGAGAAAGCATAATTATCTAGGTTGACAGCTAGCAATTAAGTTGTTAAAATTTAGATACATTCAGCCATTATGTTAATAAGAACACCAAAGAAAAACATATCTTTACCAGAAGGTTTTCCCGCTTACCAAAGCGAGTTCAAAAACGTATACGGCTGGGTGTATTGTATTCAAATTCTTGAGCCATTATTAGACCGATTCAAAATTGGAATGACAGAGGGTAGTTTTAGCGAAGCACTACAAAGGGTAAAATCATTTAAGAAAAATTGTAAAAAGCCTACAGCAACATTATTTCTATCAACCTCTGGCCATCCCAGGGTGATAGAAAGAGTTATTAAAAACGCTTTTATACATAAGGCTAGTTATCTTGAACAAAAAAAGTACATGGTAAAATGCTCCACAGAAATCTATATCTTAGGTTCAACCGATTACTCTAATCTGTATAAAATCACAAAGCCTACTAAACCTATAAAGCAAATTCCTATAAATAAAAAGAATTCTAAGCCGATAGTTTCTATTTAAGTTTAGAATGAATTAACATCAAACAAATCAACGCTAGGAGAAACAGAATTTGAACACACAACAGATCAAAGCAAAACTATCTCAAGGTGAAACCAAGATAGGCCCCTGGTTAGTACATATCAAACAGCGACGTAACCGCCGTTATTATGCTCTCCTAACAGGGCCATTATTCAACACCATAGTAGATAGTCCCCCTACGGTTCATGCTGAATCTCTAGATCAATTTCTAGACAGACTGGCACAGAAACTTAGTGACCTAATCCGGGGGGCTAAGGCTGCATGAAAAGTTATTTTACGGTAATTACAGGGCATTGCTTTAACCCTGTCGGTTGCCGGTATGAACGCACATTAGCCAAGGTGGTTTTAGCTTACAAAACCGAAGGAGCTTACGGTTACGTTTATGAAGAGTTGCGTTCGACTCTAGACAGTCTTACAGACGTTGAGATCTACTCGGAAAGGTTAGTTATCTCCTACTTTTTTTGTCAACCTAACTAGGTACTCTATGAATCTGTTTTGGTGGTTTTTAGGTTTAACCTACCTACATTTTTTCCTAAAGACGATGGATGATTGTAAAAAGGTTTTTACCAATAGACGGAAACTCTCTTTCATTCGCCGTGTTTTGATTTCCTCTATCTGGCCTTTTTGGTTTGTAGCGGCTATTTTAATTTTCATTAAAAACTTAGGGCACAGGAGCAATGGAAACCTTTAAGTTGATTGCCAATGTTATAAACTCGTTATTGCACCTCACAACACCAGAGCAGTTAATTTACAAAAACTGGAAAGGTGAGACTAATCTTCGTAAGGTAGCTTTTCTATTTCCCTGGTATGGAAAAACAGAATACCACCCAGAGTACCAGTTTTTTATGAGGGTTTGGGATTGGGAAAAGAAAGATTTTCGAGATTACGCGATTAAGGATATTATTTATCCTATTGTGCTACGAGAAAAGCAGACGTTTGAAAAGATTGAGTACACCGAACCATCACACGGGGTTAGTAATAGGCATTACTTGAGACTTAACGTTGATCCTACTTGTACATGGATCGGTTTTAGGTCAGAGAAAACAGAAACAACCTTTCAAAAAAAGTCTAATTACTGGGTAACTATTGTTCCATGTATCCCGATCAATTTCTACAAGATTACCACTAAGTTTTAAGGAAATAATTATGCCTGAATTTTTTGATCCTTACATGCAAGCTAATTTACTAGATGGGTTGACTCCTAATCAATTAGCATGGGCACACCTACATCAAGATTATTGCCATGAATACATCATTGATGTGATAGAACGTGGCGACATGCCTACAGATGCGGTATGCGGAAAGATAATTGTTGATAATTTACTAGAAGGCAAAAAGCACCATTGGGGGCCTCTGGAAAATGGAATAATTGAGGTTGCTTTTGGGCACATTCCTCACTCAGTCATGCAGCAATTACGCACACATCGTGTCGGGGTGAGTTTCGATTGTCAGTGTCTCGCTGGTGATACTAATATCACTTTCGTAAACACAAACGGTGTGACTAACCCAAAACTTAGAAAAAAGATCAAAGACCTTTATGAGTTGTGGGAAAACGGAGAAAAAGCTGTCAGAGACCGAAAGGTAAGGGGTCGCAATAATGAACCCCCCGGTCAATACAGAAGAGACACAAAGACACGAATTAAAAAAATGAACTTGCGGGTTCTTAATGAAGAAACCAACTGTTTTGAGGTTGGTCATATTAAGGACATACTTTGCAGCGGTGAAAAGCCTGTTTACAGGATTACTTTATCTGATGGTAAGACACTTGACTGTACAAAAGAGCACAGGTTGTATACATCCCAAGGCTGGCAAGCAATGGGCAAAGCTCTGGGACTAATTACTAACTCAGATAATATCGTCTTAGCTGTAACTAAAAACTGTACAGTAATGGTTAACGGCGTTGTAAGAACAGACGCTCTTTACACACAAGAAACTTGGCTATCTTACCATGCTGCTAAGGGATTAAACGCTAACGATATTGCGGATCTCGCTGGCTGCTCATCTAATGTTATTCATAATTGGGCAAAGCATTATGAAATATCACTTAAGCGTGGTTACGCAAAAGGAGTCAAGGCCGTAGTAGGTAATGGGATTTATAGAAACAAAAAATGGCTGTTAGATCAAATTACCAAAGGATTAACTATTGATGTAATGGCGTCTATAGCAGGGTGCTCAGAAGAAACCATTAAAAAATGGTGTTATAAGTATGCTATCCACATCAACAAAAGGGCACCTGGTACACAAAAACCATGGAATAAGGGCTTGTGTGGAGATTACTCGTTAAACCTCACTAACGATGCTAGGGAAGCAAGGTCTAAGATGTCTTCCAAAAATGTAAAAAAAGGAAAAGACTCTCATTTTTGGAAGGGGGGTACTTCTGAAGAAAGAGAATTAATCAGTGCATGGACAAGGAACATTGCCCCAAAAGTGCATAGAAGGTTTAATTACACTTGCCAAATGTGTGGTATGCCTGATAAATTCCTTCACGCTCACCACTTAATCCCCGTGTACGCCGATCCCTCTTTAGCCTACCACTTTGATAATCTTGTTACCCTCTGCAAAGACTGTCATGAATGGGTTCACCATACTAACACAGAGCTTGATTTTGCCAAAGATTTTAAGCCAGATCTAACCTTTACAAATTGGCCTAAAAAACAAAAAAAGCCTAAAAAGTTGAGGTCTCACCCAGTTGACGTAGTTTCTGTTGAGTACATAGGTGTTCAAACAACCTATGATATTGAGGTTGATGGCCCTTGGCATAACTTTGTAGCAAATGGTTTAGTAGTTCATAACTCTTTTAGATATACATCGCAGGGTTTAATTAACGCCTATAACCTATGTAACGAGCTGGCATCTCTTCAACCCCTGCACAAAGTCTTTTATTTCCGCCCCATTGGCCACTACGGAGACCGTGAAGCGGCTAAGTATGACTACACGCAGAATTGGCTAGAAGAAGACCTACAGCTAGCTTATGATGCCCTAGGGCTATACGTGAAAAAGCTAAAAGCAGGTTTTGCCCCTGAACACGCTAGGGGAATGTTGCCATTTGATTATCGTCAACACTTTGTTGTATCTTTCAACCTCAGATCGCTAATGCACATGCTTGATCTGCGTTGGAAGAAAAACGCACAGTTAGAAGCGCAAAAAACCTGTGACCTACTTTGGGAAGCTACTCGAAACGTTTACCCGGAGGTATCTGATTGGTACGAAAAAAACAGAGCTAAGAAAGCAATCCTTGCCCCTTAACCAATACAACACCGCTAGGAGAGCACACTTATGACCCTAAAGATTTACCAGGGGGTAGACCCTGGGTATGGAACGATTGGGATCGCTGAAATCAAAGCTGACCCTGCAAACCCGGATCTAAGACCTACGTTAGTAGGGTACAGGTCTATTCGCACTAACCCACAAGACCCCTTTCATGTTCGGTTAAAACGAATTTTTGAAGCGATGACCCTGATCACAGATTCCCATAAAGCGGATTCTGTGATCATTGAAGATCCCCGGTTTTACGGCAAACAGGCAATCACGAATTCTCAGAACATTCTTAAAGCGTTAGGTGTTATTCATCTGGCTTACGCTTTCAAAGGGGTTGTTCTAAAAGACATTGCCTCTACAGAGGTTAAGCTGCACTGCACAGCAAAAGGTAACGCTGCTAAGAGTGATATCCGGGCATTCACAAAAGCGCTATTTGGGGTAACCCATTCTGATGATGATGCATTAGACGCTATTGCTATTGCGGTTACAGGATGGCGGTTAGATTGTGAATCTCGTTTGACTATGGGGAGGGATGTTGACGCTAGAAAAGCGTGGTTTAACTACTTAGTTAATCTTAAACCGTTGGCAAAAGAGAAGAAGGCTAAATCAAAGAAGAAAGCAGCGTAAGCTACACTAATAGAATGCATTCCCCGAGCATTGTGTTAAATCTTCAACCGCTTTCCTTTTGGGAAAAACTTAAAGAGGGTCTATCTCCATCTAATGAGGTAGACCCTAATTTTGTTATGGTTTCTTGCAAGATAAACAAATTTCATCTAATCAATAGAAACTACGGGTTTGAAGCTGGAGATTTAATTGTTGAAAGGTTTAACGAGATAATAAAGAGGTCATTACCAAAAAATGCGAAGTTTTGCCAAATTGGTAATGCTTTCTATTTTATTCTTTCCGGTAGCCAACAAAAAGCTATTCCATTTTGCCGCCGTCTACTAATCGCTTGCCTAAAATCTACGATCCCTTACAAAGGACACACGCTAAGGTTTACGCCTACAATTGGTCTTTGTGATTCAACCACCCTGGTTGAGGAGCATCGATCCATTGAGGGGGTGACACTGTACGCTAATTTGGCCCTGGCTATCGCTGAGGCGACCCCTGGGACCTATATAGAGGTTGCAGGGAAAGACACAGCTAAGGTATTCAACAGAATCGAGATTGAAAAAGAGTTAACACACTCAATCTATGAAACCCCTAGTGATTTCAAACTCTACATGCAACCTATCGTAAGGCTAGGGACTAAAGAGGTTGTTGGGTTTGAGTGCTTATTACGTTGGAAAGAATCTAAAGATAAACGTTACCAACCATTAACATTTTTCCCCGCTGCAAAAGATATTGGGTTGCTACACAAACTAGAAGAGGTAGTCATTGAGTTAGCTTGTAAGCTGTTAGCTCAAATGCAAGAGCACCCAAATACAGCAGGCTTGTTTTTATCGGTCAATCTAGAAGAAATTTACCAGTTTGATAACTTTGAAAGTGTTTTTAATAAAGCTGTATCAAAATCAAAAGTAAACCCCAGATTAATTCATATTGAAATAAATGAACGGTCATCTATTAAAGACCTGCAAGATACCACGCTATTAAAGCTTCTAACTCTAAATATTAAATCTATTTTTGTTGACGACTTTGGATCAGGTAATGCGGGTTTCTCCTGGTTGTTAGGAGAGTTAATTTTAGATGGTATTAAAGTAGACCGTATTTTTGTAGAAGATATTGATAAAGGTGATAAGAAAAAAGAAGCTATTTTTAAGGCTATTTTAATTGTTGCGTATGGTGCTGGTTTAAGTGTAGTGGTTGAGGGTATTGAGCGAGAAGAGGAGAGACTTTGGATTTGTGAGGCTGTCAAAGAAAATACACCAGAGCTTGATATTTTAGGGCAGGGGTATCTGTTTGGAAAACCTTTGCCTATTGAAAAGATTATTGATGTAACTGGTTAGTGTACTAGGTAGAAATAATCTTTACCGCTAGCACCTCAACAGCACCCGATTCTACGCCTTTGATAGAGATCGTATGAGGTGACCCATTGACAGATATTAGGAAATCAGAGACTACCCCGCCATTTATGAGGTTGTTTCGGTTCCCGTTAAAAGTGTATTGCACTCCGTCAAAAATATTAAGGGTTGGACTTATTGGATCGTTTTGATAACTCAGCAAATTGAAGTCAGCAGGATTAACCGATGGGGTGTCCCCGGCAACCCGAGAAAATACCGAAAGCGCTCCATTATCCCAATAAAAAGCAGAGTTGTAGGCATCCCCTATGCTAGGTGTAGATTGGTCGGCATAAAGGCCATGACGACCTGATACGTAAACGGCATCATGCGTTTTTGCCGCGCCGATGACCAGGTAACTGCTGATGCTGATTACCATTACTGTCGCTATGCCGCTGTTCTGATTCAAACCCACCAAAACCGTTTGATTAGAAACACTCTCGCTCCCGTTCAGGAACGCATAAAAGCGATCCCCTTGCGACAGAAAGCCTACATGTGTCAATGTCGGTGCTTGCCCCCCTATTACAGGCCCATCGTAGTTGACAAGATAATTCTCTCTTGAGATTGCGCTACCCCCTGACCCAAACCCTTCTATCAAGTCATCTATTCGACTGCCGTTTGGCTTCCTGACGTATCCAAGAATTTGGGATGTAGCCCCCGCCCCAGTGTATGCCCAGTTCAGGATTATCCGCTTAGGTACCTGATTAATAAGGATTGGATCTAGCCCTTCGTCTTGAAGCCAGATCTCTACGTTGTTGCCTGCATCCTTGCGGTAGATAATGGCAGACTTAAAAGAAGATCTCCCACCGTACCAAACAAACGGCAATAATCCCATATCAAACTCTGGTAAGCGCTATCGACCAAAACAAAGACCCTGTGCCAATATTTGTTATTTGAATGGTTAGTCTGGATCCTAGCTCTAATACAGATTCCCCTAACGTGACTACAGCTCCATTAATCTTAAGAACCCCTGACCCGTTTGTACCAGGGGTGTCATCAGCGTTAAAATTAGCAATACTCAAAGTATCAACTCTTCTCCTAGCGTCGTTATTTAGAATTACCGTATAGTGCCTAGGTTCTGGAGATTCAACCCCTCCTGTAGATAAGTCCTTTCCTAATAATTGAAATAGATCTTGCTGTAACAATTCCATTTCAGCAACGATCCACCCCTGATCCGGATCAGTAGGGGGAGCATTAACAGAACTGGTCTGGGAATCCCCAAATCGTTGTATAGGTAAGCGTCTTCCAATTAATGCCCCGTTTGTAAGAGACTGTGCCCGGATAGTACCCCCATCCGGGGTAGATACAAACCAATCCCCCGTAATCGGGTCATAACCCGTTGCTGTGCCTGTAATCGGTTGCTCACGGGCTTTTTTTTCAGTTTCAGCTTGGGCTTGGGTACCCGCTGTAACCGCTTTGGAAGTGGCGATCAATGATCGTTGTCGTGCGGACATTTCAGCCATTAGCTCTCATTCTCCATCCTTGAATCAAACGAGTGAGTACCAGACGTAATGTTGTACGCTCCCCCTGCAACAGCCGATAGCGATGAAAGCCTTATAAATGCTGTCGTACTATTTGATAGGCCAACAGCATTTGCATCTGAACGTTCTATGACCACTACATCACTGGCATTCCTACAACGTACTGATCCCACTGTACCCGATGCATCCCAGGTATCTGCAATCGGGGTACTTTGCAAATTTGCTACTGCAAGGTTTGACTGCATAGCAGAAGCCCCAAAAGTTGCATTGGTGCTACCTAGTAACGTCCCATAGTTAGCAGTGTAAAACTCGATTTTTGTAATAGTGCTGATCAGCGCATCATTAGCGGCGATAGCGCGAGCATTTGAATAACCCATAATTAACTCCTAAGTGATTTACGAAAACGATCAACGGGCAGCTCAACGAATCGCCAGAGCACCCAAGACAATGCCAGCGTAGGAAATAGCGTGGCAAAGAACAGCGACCAGCCTGGGACTAGTGGCAAAGCAGCCTGAATGGGGAAATGCACCAGGAACACAGGAAAGGCTATCCCCCCCGCCACTGCCCCAAGCCCCTGATCTTTCGGTACTACCAGCCCCAGCCAGTAGATGACAGCCCCCACTGAGTAGGCCAATGACCAAGCCGCAATGCTGTGATAGTAGTCGCCCCAGTCCAGCAAAAACGCATGATACTGTGCCCATGCAAAACTCACCAGTAGCCACAGCCCAGCCCGCCTTGCCGTAGCACTAGCCCCCAATCCAATCGCTACATAGCCCAGGAGCATGTAAGGGATTACCCACGCCGCTGGCACCGCATCAGCCCGCAGCATCAACAGGTTAGCCATCCATGCCCACCCTCTAGGGATACTAGCCAATGGCACGGGCACCCACAGCATGAGCCAGCAAGAGAGTCCAAAAACGATCGCATAGGTGGGCCACAGCCGCAGGTAGCGGTTTACCAAAAACAGTAAAGGGCGTCCCCGATAACGGCCCTGCATCGCCGCCGTGCAGCCGTAGCCGCTGATGGCGTAGAACAGGAGCACCGCCAAGTTGGCCAGGGCGTAGTGGTCGCCGGGAGCACTGGTGTGGGCCTGCACGATCAGCAGCGATAGCAGTAGGCGGAAGTACCCCATTACACTGCCGCTCCAATGTGCGTCAGATAGGTCGTCAACGCTGAATTGAACGCCGCTTCTTGGTCAGCCGACCGGCCCGCCCCCAGCGCCCAGGCGGCGTATTGTCGAGTCGAATAGAAAAACACACTACTGCTGCCAACAACGGGTAGAGCGCCAATTGCAAGGGGAGCATTAAAGCCGCTCAGGGCAACGGAAGTTGTAGATTTTGACTGAATTTGAGTGCCGTTGCGGTAGGAAACAACCGAAGTGCTGCTGACTCGATTTGTGGAAAACAACCCTCGGCTATCTGAGTTAGTGCCGTTGTCGGCATCGGACGCAAATTCATTGGCCCGCCCGGTGAATCTGTTTGGTGTTCCCGAAACCGTTCGCCGTGCGGTGATGGCAAATTGGTTGCTACCAGCAAATAGCCCAACCTCAGCAAAATCGCCGCTGCTGTCGGTGCGACTGTAGACCGAAATCGAGTTTGAATTTTGGGTGAAGTTACTGCCAATCGTTGATGGTGTCAGGTTGCTGTTGATGTAGCTGTTAGTGCCGTTACCAGTAAAACCACGATCAGCGGTGAATGCTGGGGCATTCACCAGGGTAGCGTTAAGTGTGCCTGGTGATCGCCAGTTGATTAGTGAATCGCCGCTATTGAGTCCAGCAACGCAGAGCTGATTGAGGGTAGCCCAAACTCCAGCATCCTTAAGTGACTTGATCAGTGCATTCATTTCTACCCGTCGAGCAGACCCATAGGTGCCTGTTAGCGCTGCAAGTAGGGTTAGGGTTTCAGGTTCAAATCCTGCTACCGACACTGCCATTGAACCACGCCGTGCCGTACCCTCAACATTGATCAGCGCTGGCAACTCAACCCCTACGGCCATAGAACCTCGTCTAGCGGTGGCCGTGATTTCAATAGCTAATGGTTGCTCAACACCTACCACCATCGACCCACGCCGTGAAGTTGCTGCTACCTCAATCACTATCGGTAGTTCGACATCTACCGCCATGTTCCCCCGTCTAGCGGTGGCCGCGATAACAGCTACATCAACTAACGTACCTAATACAAACCCAGCACATCTTCTAGCCGTAGCAATGATCTCAACGTCAATGTTTTGAGACACTACAAAAGGGGTCTCAGGTATTGGCAAATCAGGAGTAGGGGGATCGCCTGGGACAGATGGTAACGGTAATGGCGCATCTACAGACACTAACCCTAACTCAATGCCTCTCCCTCCTATAGCCGCTGATTTCTTATCAACCTGAATATTTAGCGCCTCTACCAAATAAGCAGTACGTCTACCATCAACTGTAAAATCTATTCGACGCACAGGGTTAAAATTTTCAAGCCAACCTTGGGTAATATCCGCAGCCCATTGAATAGCAAATTGTCTACCTTGTCTGATACTCCCCCACGTTTGAGCACGATCCCGACACTGCTGATTACTGACACACATTCCAGACGGAAGAGTAACAGCCCAAAGTTTTTCAGCAAACCCATTACCAGCGGGGCTAGTAAATTTTGCTTCTCCTAAAAACTTCTTTTCTGTACGCTGCTTTTCCGCTGGTCTGTACTGTGTAGACGGGGGTTTATTATTGGTTGAACCCCCTCTACGTTGAGGCAAAGGATTAACTGAACCATCCCGGTTAACTAAAACACGGTTATACGTGTACTCTTCCGGCCCAACCTTTTCCCACTTTTCAATTATGATCTGTGATACTGCTACGGTTACAGTAATACCAGAAATTACCGCTTTTTCTAAGTAGTTCGCTTAGAAAGAACAGTATTTTCAGAATCATACGTGTAATCAATTGTTTGTCTAGTCTCTATTGTCAAATCTGTAGGATTGCCAAAAGTGTCATTAGGAAAAATCCTAGATACAGGAACTCGTATCGTTTCAATTTCTCTGTTTAACCTTGCTGTATTATTTGCATAAAACCAGTCACGGGTAAGTTCACTATCTGTAATTAGCGATCCATTACTGGGGAATAAGATAGGTAAAACGACATTAGCGGGCTGTTCTACTTTTTCAATATAAGTAGGGCTGTTAGTATCCCTGTCTCTATAGGTAACGGTTGTTCTTACAGTTACACCGTCTACAGTATCTATTGAGACATTTGTAGTGTCTCCAACATCATCTATTTTGTAAGTGGTTCCCGTGAAACGTACATCTTCAGGAGGTGACTCTTGCGCCATCTCCGGTATGTAATCTGCTTCGTCCCGACCTACAACATAGTGGGCAAATGGTACTAACCCAGATGTTGTTAAAGGTGTTGATCTGATTAACCCGTTACCTTGTTGCCAGAGGATATATCCCCCTGAGTAGGCAACTTGACCAGCATAATTAATCCAGCTTCCTCCCTGATTTTTACCAGGGCTAAACGGTAAAAATAGGTTTTCAATTGTATCTGTAAGTTGGGGTGCCCCTGCTTTTGCTAGAGCCGCATTAACCAAAAATGTTGCACTGGTACTGGTACCGTACTCTACTCCGGTAGGATCGCCTTCAGGCTCTCGATAGCTTAGTAAAGTAGCGTCAGTACCTAAATTAATTGTTATATCAGGATTACCAGGGTAAGGACGGTTAGGGTGCTTTAGGATTTTGAAAACCCAGGGTAATGGTATCCAATAACCAAACCATAACAGGATTTTAACGGTATTACCGGGTGCCCATCTGCTAGGGTTAACCCTGCAATCAAAAGACTCGTTAAAGCCATCAACATAAGCCGCTAACGTTAGTGATCCCTCTGGTTGGAACCAGCCCCGATCATCCCACGTATGGCTGTTACAAGATAGCTGTTGAAAAGCAATAGAAACGTCTAAGTCATCAAACCCATTGTTGACCAAAACTTGAACAGGTATCGCCCTAAGATCAACAACCGTCACTAAGCTAAAACCTTAGATGTTTCTACCAATTGAAAACCTACACGGTAGTAACCGCCACCCAATCCTAACACAGACATTGTGCCTTCTATTTCTACATTAAACCGGGCAAAATATCGAATCCTACCGTTAACAGTTATAGCCGCTGGTGAACCTTCTGCTAATGCTCTAGTTCTAACAGGCTCACTGAAAAAACTAACGAGATCATCTAAGACAATTGGCCCTGGATTTTGGCTATAGGCATTATGCAGATCTAACAAGTTATCTCTATCAGTTTTGTTTACGATAGTGTCAACTTGCCAAAGAAAAGGTTCCTCTTGGGCAGACCCCCTTCTATTGATAGCGCCGTAAGCTGTTCTACTAATTTGGTAAGTGGGTCTTTCTCTAGGATAATTACCAGGGGCAAACTTATTTAGTAAAACACTAATCCCCCCGAAGGATAGTTTTAAGCTGTTCATGCGTTGACCCCCTGGGTAGACATTTCAGCGACATCCCTTAAAATTTGCCGGGTATCTTCTACAGGATCAGGGGTAGTAACTGATAGGTTTCTAGGACTGTTAGCTAGCGCTAGGATTGCGGTCTCTAGTTGTTTAATCCCTGCTACTACATCGGTGTTACCTCCTACCCCTGATCCTGTAGTGCTAACGCTAGTTTCTGCTAACGTGGCTTGAACCGATAAGGTTTCAGGACTCATAACAGGTTTTTCCCTGATCTCCCTAGCAATACTGGCTTGATCTTGGGGAACGTTTAACCCCCCGCTCAATGCCCTAATCTGGGATGTAAGCGCCTCTAGTTCCCCTGGTACAGCCTCAACAGTATTTGATACCTGACCAGGTTCTAGGCTCTGCTGAGGGGTTGCAGAACCACCTCTACCGAGACTCCTAATCTCACCAGCTATTAACGCTTCTCCTGCTGATACCTGGGTAAGCATCGACTGCAGGCTTTGATCAAAACTGGTAGCTAGGCCCTGAGTATTAATCTCAAATTGGGAAGCGTCAGCAACGATGGATGTATCAACCTGAGTACGTTCTAAAGAAGTACGCTCATCTTTGAAATTGCCTTTATCATCCCTAAGGTCTTTCTCAGCTTCAGACCTATTAAAACTAGCTTGCTCCCTAGCTGTCTGTTGGTTTACCCCGACCTCTTGACGTTCTAGTTGTTGGAGCTGATCCAAACGGCCAATATTGCCGTTAGCACTTTCTAGTGCTTTTGACCGTAACCCTACGATCTGTTCTAGATTGGCAATCTCCTCTTGACTAGCGTTATTCCGTCTAGCTTCTGATAAAGCTGTTTTACTTTCGAGTAAAGCGATCTCCTGTTGGATGGCTAGATTCTCAGCCTCAGCTCTAGCGATCTGTTGTTTAATCGCTAAGCTCTCCCGTTCAAACTGCTGTTGTCTGGCTAGACTCTTTTCGGCTTGTATAGCAGCGGCTAACGCTAACTCGCTAGCTTCTTTATCTGCTTTATTTTGGATGTCTTTGATCTGACCCTGGATTTTCTGTTTTTCGTTCTCATCATTGCTAGCGTCTGCCTGAGCTTGCAATACTTCTATCTGCCGTCTAGCCTGGTTCTGTAGGGCTGTAGATGCGTTGCTAAACCTTTGTTGCTGTAACCCGTTTAGGGCCTGTTCTAGCCGTAGCTGTTGGCTAATCAGTGCCTCTTGTGCGTTATAGCGATCTTTCACCAGGTCTACAGCAGCGGCTAGGTTAGTAAGGCTTTGCTTTTCAAGGTCAGCCTGTTTTCTCATGCTGGATATAACAGCATTATTAGCAGCTTCTTCCCGATCTAGTACCAGGTCGATTCTGTCTAACTGAGCTGAGCCTAGTTCACCCTCTAGGTCGATTCTGCGATCCCTTGCGTCTTGAGCAGAAATAACCCCCTCCATCTCTAACCGATTGGTTTCCTTAATCCGGTTGCTGATTAAGTCAATCTGTTTTTGATTAGTGGCCAGTGCTGCATCAACACTGGCTAATGCAGCGTCTTCTGTGGTTTTGTACCCGGAGATAACAGCAGCACGGATCGCCTGGTTTTGCCGCCTGGTAGATGATGCGATTTCTGTTTCTGCTTTTCGGTTAGCATCCTGGATTCCTTTTAGGATAAGGTCATTTGCTTTTTGTTGTTGCTCAATTTGAGCGTCTAAGCTTTCTGACTTTGCTTCTAAAATTTGGTTATCAATTTCTTTGATTCGTTCAGCCGCAACATCAGCCGATATAGTCCCATCAGCCCTGAGTTTATCAATCTCTGATTTTTCATTATTCAGAATTGTAATAATTTCTTTGCTGGCTTTGACTTGGGCATCTACCCGTTTAGCCTGAACGTCAGAAGGGGAACCACCGGCAAGCTGGGCTTCTTTGGCGGCAATCTCTACTTCTTTAACGGATTTTTCAGCAGCGTCAATTTCTTTTTCACTGGCTTCTTTTAATCGGTTAACAGCCGCTTCTCTTTGGGTGATTCGTGCGTCTAATACTTCTCCTTCGGCTGATACTAACTCACCCTCGATAGCCAGTAACCGTTTAGCGGCATCCTCAGCCGTAATCACACCACTATCTCTAAGTGCTTCGATTTCCTCTTGCTCTTTTTTAATAGCGGATATTCTAGCTTCCCCCGCTTTTATTTCTGCTTTAGCAATACTATCGTCTACCTCTGATTCTGTAGATTTACCAGATAGAAGACCTCGTTTTGCAGTATTAGTTTCCCTTTGTGCTGTGTTATCGGCTGTAGAAACAGCCGCTTCTTTAACGTCAGTAATTGCGGTTATGGCCCTGGTTGCCGCCGCTTCATTTGCTGTAGCAACTTTATCGGCTAATTCAATTCTGGCTTTTGTAGTATCAGAATCGATCTCATAAATGCGGTCGTTAATCTCTTTAACGGTCTCAGGAGCAGCCCCGATTTTTGCAGTCTCAAGATCTTTTAACGCTTTTTGATTTTCAGTAATTCGTTTTTGAATCGACGCTTTCTCTAACGCCTCAATTTCAGCATTACCTTTTTCTACTGATTTAGCCCCTGATGCAACACTTTCTTTAATCCCTGCTATACCCTTAGCGTCAGATAATCCAGTGTCTTTCCCCAACTTTTCTAACGCTAGGTTAACTTCCTCTAACGATTTAACAGTAGCGGCGTTTTCATCGTTGGATTTACCGACTACTTTACCATTTTCTTTTAGCTGGTTAATCCTATCTTGATAGGTTGCAATCTGTTTATCAATTACGGCAATCTCAGCCTCTACCGCTTTTGCAGCTTCAGGGTTAGCAGCGGCGTAATCTCTAAGCGCTTGCTTAGAAGCGTCTAGCATCTTAATATGTTTTTCAGCTTCGGTGTTGAATGACGCGATCTGAGATTCGCTAAGGGTAACCTCTTTACCAGCGTCAACGATTCCTAGACCGTACTTACTTAATGTGGCGTTTCCCTCATCAAAGATTTTCCCGGTTTCCTCAGTTACCCGACCCAATTGGATAATCTGGTTTTGGGCTTTAACTTCTTCTCTAGAAACTAACCCTAACCCCCTGGCAAATGCTGCAAAGCCACCGCTAGACTCTTCTGCTGTTTCTTTAGTCTGATTGATTTCCGCTCGAAGGTCTGTAAGACTTTCTACAGCCTCACTAGCCCCCCGCTTTGATTCAAGCCCTAGACCAGCCGCTAATGATTTCCACGCTTCATTAAGCGCGATTGCAGCGCCTACCACTAACCCCGCTGTAATCCCTAATTTCCCTAATGCCCCAATATTGGCCAGGGATGATTTAGCCCCCGCTAGCATGGTGCCATTGAGTAACGATTTAGCGATAGCTAACGCTTTGGTGCCAGCCAGGTTAATGGCCATTGCAGCGTTTTCCTTAATCGTTCCCGCAGATACAGCAGTAGAAGACGCGCCTAGTTTTAAGTTGATTCCTACCAGAATATTTTTAACTACTGCGTTCGCTGAGGTAACGGCTGTGTTAAGCCCGGTTGAAATACTTTGTTTAGAAATCGTAGCGTTGGTAATTAAACTAGCGGCATTTAGAATTCCGTTAGCTTTACCCGTTGCTAACAAAACCGCTTGATTTGCCAGTAAGGTAGCTCTCAGGAAGTTATAACCCGTGGTCAAGATTGGGATAACAGCCGCCATAGCGAGTAGAGCACTGGTAACGGTTAGTGCCCCTCCTGTGACTGTGATTAATACCCCAGCAAGTTCTAATACTGGAGTAGGTAGAAGAGAAAATACTTTTACTAAACCATCAACAATTGCAATGATAGGAGCTAACGATTTTTGTACTCCTGTGCCTACTTTTACTAAAAGGTTGTTGACCTGGTTTAAGATTCGTTCAACTGATTTATCAAATGTACCTCCTACCTTTTCAGCACCCGCAGCCGCAGCACCGGCACTGTTATTAATAGCATCTAGGTTACTCGCAAAGAGCGCAGCACCGGCCCCCGCCGCTGGCATAACCGCCGCTACCGCTTCAGTTGATCCAAACAACTTAATTAAGTTTTCCGCAGTAGCTAAACCCTTAGAATCTAGCTCTTGAAGAATGCCGGATAAGCCCTTAGATTCTAGAGCCGATGCGTTGAACTCAACCCCCATTTCTTTAGCGTAAGCCGCTGCTTCTGCACTGGGTTTCAGTATGTTTGATATCGCTTGCCTTAAACCCGTAATCGCTGGCCCTGCTTGTAAACCCGCCGCTGTAGATGTGGCGACAAAAGCCGATAACTCTTCAAACGATACCCCCGCCGCTGATGCAGTAGAAGCGACCTGACCAATTAACGCACCGTATTGATCAACAGTGATTTTACCCTTATCTTGGGTTTTGATCAGAATATCGGTAACTCTGCTAGCGTCAGCCGCCGATTTACCGTAAGAGTTTAAGATCGTCGTTACAGCGTCACTAACGGTGCCAATTGAGGAGAAACCCCCAATTGCCGCATTATTAGAAGCCCTAAGAACTTCCGCCGCATCTGCTGTATCTGAGTAACCAGCGGATAGGACATCGTAAGACGCTGCTAGTAACCCGGTAGTCGATTGGGAATAATTCAGCTCAGCCGATAGGTCACCTAATGTACTGGCAAGTCCTGCTGTGTCGTCTGATAGGTAGATGCCGCTGCATACGCTGCTGTAAACGCTGCTGTAGCCGCTAACGCTCTATCCCTAGCCCCATCAAATCTACTGGCTAAACCACCAATGGCTTGAGATGCGTTTTGAAGACCTAGACTCGCTAACGATGCTTTCTCTACCAACCCCCCAAAGTCTTCGGCTAACCTGTTAATATCCCCAGCGCTTTTGATGCGAAGATCTAACTCAGGTGCCCCTAAGATGTCTTTCTTAATCCGGTTGTATTCCTTGTAAAAGTCTTTGGCTATCAGCCGCGCCTGGAATTCTGCAACACCGTTAATAGCCATCTAGCTTATTAATTGAAAGGGACTGGAATTAATCATTAACCCTTTGAGGAAGCCAGCATTACTGTATTCATATTAACCTCCTCCTGTGCCCATTGAGGTAACTTATTCTCCCCTACCAGGTCTAAGACTAAATCAGCCATTTCAACGCTAATTTCTTCTCTTGCTGACCAGACTAATTCTTTCTTTAAGAATGGGTTGAATAAAATAACGTCAGACTTTTTAGAACCTTTAATCTACAGATTGCATCAGCCGCTAACGCAATAGGGGTAGAGATTAAAGACCGTTCTTCATTCTCTAGTTTAAGAAGTTCATATAAAAACTTATTTAATACGGGGATAGGGCATTCCCCAAAATGCTCAACTGTAAACCAGGAGATACCAGGAAAAGCCTTAGACAGACGGATCAAGAGTAGATCATAATCTGTCGGTGGCGTTTCCTTTACTTCTTTTTTTCCGGTTTTTCTTGATTAGTAAAATTGTCTTTAGCCTCAAACTCTACCCCTTCATGGATATCCTCTAGTTTGCTATAGGTAATCCAGACATCCCCCGATTTACAGGCAACCCCTGAGACTTCTTTAGCCAGTTTCCGGCATTGCTCGTAAGCTTGAGGGCCTTGAGCTAAGAGTAGAAACCCGCTTCCGGTTGGTGCTGGTTACGCTCACTTACAAAAAACTGGTACAGCCTTTCGATCTGAGGAAAACCCCCGTTCTCAGGGTTCTTTAGTTCTGTCTTAACCTCATCAATAGTGCTATTAGGTGCTTCTCTAATTCGTAAAAGAGTAGCAACTAGATCTAACTTAGCAGGGCTTAACGGGCTGTTTGCCAGGTTGTAGGCAAAATCAGACCATGCTACTTCTTCGTCTACTACTAGAATCCTCGTTTCGTTAGTTCAAGATTTCCAATAATAACTTTATCAGGGGTCTTTAGCTTTAGTCTTCCAAGTAAGAGCCATTTATTTTTTAGTAATATCAAAAACAATTTGTCTGTTTTCGTTAGATATAGAAGGAGATTCAGTTTTTTTAGTACCGACTAAATAAGATTTTTTTGTGTCGATATCTACAAAAGAAAGAGTCTGTTCTGCAAACTCATAACCATCTTGTGTGTCAGCCAGGGCAACCCCTACGATTAAGCAGTCACCCTGGATAACGCTACCAACTAAACAAAATCCTTTTGTGATTAAACAGCGGATCATTTTTAGTCAATGGGATCAGGGTCTTTCCGGGTAATGTCACCGACAAATCGAGCGGTGTAGTCAGAGGCTACAAAACTATCGTTGGGTGCTGGGCTTGCGATCCCTTCGATAATAGCGGCCCCTGCAATCACAGCCCCTCGTTTGTAAGCCGGAGTAGGTCTACCCAGAGTACGAGAAATCCAAACCTCTAGCCGGTTCTGTGCAGCGTAATCGGTCGTTAAACCACCTGCATCATAAGCAGAGTAGAGACCCGCTAGCGAGATAGACGCACTGGAAGATGTGGGTACAGCATCGCCGTTATCTTCGTGGTCGTATGTATTGACTTCTTCATTTTCATAAGAGAAATCAATATCGGCTTGAGTACGCAGGTTAAACCGTACAGGCCACTGGATAGTAGCGCTGGCAGGAATAGCTTCAGGTAGAGGCGCAACATCAAGAGAGGTACCCCCCTCAAAATCAGCGTCAAGTTTCATAACGTACACCAGGCCGTTAGTATCTTTGGCTTGTAGATACTGGCCAGTGAACATTTTTACCCCCGCAGCCGGGGCAGCAGAAAGGGTTACAGCAGTTGCACCCTTGGCCTGTTCAGTGCCCGCAATGGTAAGCACAGCTTCAGTAGGTTCAACCCGTTGGCCCTCACCTAGTAACGCGCAGGTAAGGCGGGTTTCTTTGCCTTTTGTGGCAGCTAGAGGCGTAGTAGCGCCCATAAAATGTTCTCCAGTAGTGGCAATAAATCACCCTTACCCTGGGTTAGGGAACCTACTGGTTAGTCTTTCAAATACAGGGTATTAGGTTTAGTTTACAACAAAAATTTCTAGTTGTTTTAATTACGATAAAATATAGATATCTCACTGTTTAGATGTGATGAAACCGGAATTTAGTACGTTAGACAAAATTGAACATTTAAGAGCAGCGCTAGACGACCTTAAGGAGTGTATGCGGATTTATGAGGCACTTATTACATTAGATGATTTGCGCCATAAGCTGACAGCAGAAGATCAAATAATGCTTTTAAGTATTATTGGTAAAGCCAGGATAGGTATTTAATGAAGTTGCTGCCGAGATTCTAATATGTTAGAATCTCTCAAAACGCTAGGAGAATACAGGAAGTGAGTACCGATAAACCATTAACGTTATACCAGCAAGCTAGAAACGAGCTGCTAGACGGCATACCCGGTTTACTGGATATGGGAGTACAGGAAGGGTTGTTAGAGATTGATCGATTTGTAGTCGGTTGGAAATCCCCTGCAATTACGTTTAACCCTTGGCAATACTTTCAGAGTAACCGGCCTTGCCAGCGGTACCCTGTAAGCACGTTAGTAAAACAGCATTAGGGGGTTGACAGCTAGATAAAATAGAGCTATTCTTTAGGAGTCAGCAGAAAACCTCTAAGAAAAATGAAACCATCTAAATCCCTTGATGGAAAGTCAAGAGCTACAATTACAGTCAAGTTTAGGATTTCTAAAAGCGACATTGCTCATGCAGTATCTAAACTTGTCTATCACAATAAAACCCTAACGAAAAAGGCTGTTTTTGAAGAAATAAGGAATACCCTACACGTATACGGTAGTAGTCTTTACGGGGAAGATTGGGAGAATGAATATCGATCTTTTGTTGAGGATGACCAACATCTAATGCCTTGGGAAGATATTGAGGTTTGGGTAGACGTTAATTACCCAGGGTTAGACTAAAAATAAACCGCTAAGAGAAACACCTTATGAAGTCAGATCTATTTGTCCTATTTAACATTCCTGGTTTGTTCAAAGATGACTCCGTTTACCCAGGGTATCGACCCCCTCTATTTACCGTCTGGCATAAAGACCCTAGAAAAGATGGCATTTATGATTCTTGCGGAATTTGTAGCATTCCCATTAGCCAGGGGGTGAAGTTTGAGCTAAAAGGATTAACTGCTGAGAATCACGATTACTGTTTTAACCCGAAGTTTGGGGGTTGGGATCAGACACCCTTTGAGATTACCTACAATATTTGGTCTGTTATAGCTTTTCGTTTTTTCAATGTTAGAAAACTAACCCCACGGGATTTAGTAGAGATTATCCGTTTATCTACTAACAGCACAGATAATTTAAGGATGTACTTAAAGACAGCCAAAACAGATACTTACAACTGGGATCGAGCTTGGTTGTGTATTTATACTCAACAGGTAAAGTTTCGTACCCCCTGGTATAAGAAACCTCTTTTTCATATCCACCATTGGCGGGTACAGTGGCATTTTGGGCAAGACGTAAGACGTTGGGTGTTCCATCGTTGCGCGACCTGTGGGGGTCGGTTTCAATGGCGTTATACCCCTATGGCAGATGATACAGGACGATCCCACCATAATGAGTGTTTGCATAGGGAGACCCATTATCAATCGTACAGTACAGCGAATTTTAATATAGGGGATGACAGCTAGATAAATATTTGTTAGACTGGGTGCATACCAAAAGACGCTAGGAGAAACCCCGATGAAAGAATCGTCATTTGACATTAAAATTATTAGCCCATCTGGAAGAGGGTTTGAGCCTGTAAAGATAAAAGGTCTTATTTCAGATTCGGGCGTTTTTGGTATTCACCGTTTTTACACAAAAGAGGGTTACCCTCCGGTTAATGCTTGGCAGATTACCTACATACCTACAGGGTTATCTGTCTCGGTTATTGATTTTCCTAAAAGGTCTACTGCTATTAATATTGTGAATCAATTAGAGGTAATCCCAATCAACTGGTTAAGAGAATCCAATAAATTAACCTGGGATATGATCGAGACTATCAAAGAAATTAGCCACCTCACACTAAACACAAATCGCTAGGAGAAACAACCGTGAAGAAAGGTTGCTTTACGATTCAGCGACATATCTACATGTCTAAGGAAACAACCCCTGAGACCGTTTCCGGTTACGTGTCAGATAGTGGAGCATTTGGGACCTATAAAGCAAAACCAGGTTGGGAAGTTCGATACATTCCCACAGGGCATATCTGCCAACCTGGTCACCTCAAAACGAAGAAATGGGCAGAAGATTTTATTAAAGCTGTTGAGGCTACAGGATTGGATTTTAATGATCCTGATATCCTAAAAGACATGACTAAGCTAGACGAAATCAAAAACGTAATTATTGCTTTTCCAAAAGAAAGCTTTGCACGATGAACGCCAACACAGCCACCCATCAAAGCCTCTCAGACCTGGCCAAGGTAGGGAACAACAAAGACATTCTCTTGTTAGCCCTACAGGGCTTAACCATCCCTCAGATAGCGTCTAATCTCAGTCTAGGTAAGGGCACCGTTCAGGCGGTTGTAATCAAGGCTAACCAGATTGTTGGCAACCTTGAAAACGAGATGAGTATAAAAGCGTTATCCGAATCTTTGCAGCAATTTAGGAAAACAGCCTGATAAGGGGTTTTGCCGGTATCACAGGTCTCTAACTAAACACGCCCACAGGGATATACTAAATGGAACACGCGATAATTACCCTTCGATCATTGATGCGCCAAGACGATGGCACATTGCAGGAAACCACAATGACTACCTCTGGCTGGCTAGAAGCCCATCCTGAGTTGATCGATCATGCAGTCATCTGGGGAAATCCTAATAGGCAAGGCAAAGGACTGGGTTTGCCCAATACCGACCTGATATCTGTAACCCCTATAGCCTCAAAACCATACGAATAACCCATAGGGTTACTGGCTCTAGTAACCCTCCTTTTTCATGCCAATACCCCAGACCCATCTGCGTTTAATTTCATCTCTACCGCTGTTTGGCCTAGCAGATAAGAATAAGCCCCTGGGTCTAGGAACACTCCCCCGTTCTGAGAAGCGATTACCTCTAGCCCGGTAGCGGTACCCACGGCATTAAAGAACCTACCCGTGTCTACGGCTTTACCAGGGGTCTCGGTGCCGATCTTGTAGAACGTTTCTGTGATGGTGCCTAAACACATCTCCTGGTTGCCTAGCGCCTCTGTAGCGGGTTGGATAACCGAGGATTGAGCAAAGTCAACTGAGTCTGCAAACATCAGCCGTAACACCGCTTCATTAGTAGTTACGTTACCTCCCCATTGAATTAGCGCAACCTCTGAGAGTGCTTCGATCATGCTCTCACTATTTAGAAAAGGTTGTTCTCTGTACCGCATCCCATGACGGATCACAACCTCTAACCCAACTACCTCGATAGGTTCAACGCTAAACGCTACCCTACCTTCCCGGATCGCTGGCAACACTAACCCATTAGCAAAAATGTAACTTCCCAATAAATTAGGGTCAGCCTCTAACAATGTTTTAACCTCTACTACTAAAGCTAGAGCGCCTAAAATTCCATGAGACATAAAAGTATCCTTATAACTTGACAGTAAGATATTGATTAGATAGACTTTAATCAAACCGCTAGGAGAATCCTGATGTCACAAAACACTATTATACCAAGCCAGCTTTCTGCTAACTCAGAAGCCCCTGACTGGGAAAGCGTTTACCGATCCTGGGTTGAGCGTATTGTTCACCCTGGTATGTTCCAAGAGACCTCAAAAACTAATTTAGGGGTAAGGGTTGACAGCTAGATAGATTAGGGTTATTCTTTAGGAGTGGAGCAAACGCCCACAGCAAACCGCTAGGAGAAACTTAATATGTTCATCACCCCTGAAACCACCGCTGCCCAACTGACCCTAATCGCGCAAGGTGAAGTTGAAAGCGGAATTGATGTTGAGACCCTACGCAACGCCCCTATTTTTGAAGACGAATTCTAAACCGTTTACTACACCCCCGCTAGTCGGGGGTTTTCTGTATCTAGGGGTATTGATACCAGGGGGGGGGTAGTTAATCCCTTGTCATGAATTCAAGTAAGTAAAAGGAACACCTCAATATGCAAAAGCTTAGCCCGACTATTCAAGAAAAGTTTGATAAAACTGCTACGATTGACCAGATCAAAACAATCGCTAGAAAAATGGCTTCAACCCGGATCGTTGTTGATAGCAAAAAAGTTGTAAAAGTTTCTTTTGCCGATATGCCTAAAGGAGTAGCTTTTAGGAATCATCTAGAGCACCAACACCCTAGAAGCATAGTAGTCACTCGCACTATTAAAGGAAAGCTTCGTTACGACATTGTGAGCAGAGAAGCTTTGCTAGACGTTCACCCAGACATTAAGTAACATTACACCCCATCTAACTAGACATGCTGGATGAAGAAATTAATCAGGTTAAGATTACGTTACTCTTATAGATACCCCTTACAACCCCTGGTAAAACAGGGGTTTTTCTTTGGTCGTCACACTGCAAACTAATTTCTAGATAAGGGTTGACAGCTAGATATAATATGCCCTATATTAGATTCAGTTGAGCAAACAACCGCTAGGAGAAATCAAATGTCTGAACTGAATAAGCGAGTGCTGACCCCCGCCGAACTCAAGGAAGAAGCGGATCGTTGTGAAGGGGTTGAGGGCATTGACGAAAACTACTGGTTGAAAGTCGATCCCAAAGCATACGCAAGGCTCAGCCGGATCGGGGCAAGCTTTACCCTACACCGTATCGAACGGTACCAGGTACTACCCCAAATCCACGATGAGCTAGAGAGAAGGGAAAAAGCCCGCAAAGCCTACAGGGCAACCTTAGCTTACTGCCCCCAATCTTACGCATTAGAAGGCCGTATACTGGCCGCTCAAGAGGAAGACACAGACCTAACATTCTAAGAACACAAAACCTCCGGTAACACGGGGGTTTCTTTTTGCCTACAGTGATTTGGCTTAATAATTATCTTTTTTGGTAAAGAGGGGGTTAACCCATAAGCAGCTAGTTATCTAAGCGTTATAATTTATTTAGGGGTGCCGAATGTAACACAAAACAAAAATACGCTAGGAGATAACCCCCTATGGCTACGTCTTTGCAAGAGGCAATTACTGAGGCCAAAGAAACACGGGAATTATTTGATACAGATTCCCCCGCTGTTATCGTGGAATACCCAAGACTTAAAATGTTTGGGTTTTTCCTAAACGAGAATTGTGATAGCTACAAGGTAGGCCAACGGATTAAACGAAACGGACACACCGCTACGGTAAAAAAAGTGATTGCTGATTAGACCTGTATTATTGAGGGAGGGTAACCCCTCCTTTTTAGTAGAATCTAATTTTGTGTAGGGGGTTGACAGCTAGATAGGGTAGAGGTTAGTATTGGTTCAGTTGAGCAAACAACCGCTAGGAGAAACCAACGATGAAAACTAAGGACATAAGGGATATCGTCAAGGCGACATTCCCTGACGACAAGGTAACGGTAAAAGGGGGAGTGATCAAAGTCCGGGCAGGATCTCCTCGACATGTTACCAATAAAGGTAATCGGTTACAACAATTGTTAGACTCAATCAATTTAGAATCAAATGTCAGGGAAGAAGATTTAGGTGAAAAACGGCATGGGGTCACCTACTCTTGCTGGTATTGCATAGCGGAATACGACACTGCATCTTAGGGTCTTTGGTGATTGGGGACACCAAAGACCCTAAGTAATATAAATAAATCTAAACTCACAAAACCGCTAGGAGAAAATTTGTGATTGAGAATCAATGGTATCCGACTTCCACTGATGTTGTAGATCGTATGGTTGCCCCATACGTCAGGGTGTACAGCTCTAAAGAGAGAAATGGTTTTGAAAGAATTACCCGGTTTATAAAAGTTCCCCACAAGAGGCCGTTAGAACCACAGGCAGGAAACGGTGCAATTCTCGAACGGTTGCGCTATTACAATCTTTCAGATTGTGCTGTCTGCGAAATTGACCCTGACTTCCGGGCAATCCTGCACAGCAAAAGTTACCAGGTTGTAGGGATTAACCATCTCAACCATACCGATCCCCTTGGCTACGATTTTATTATTGCTAACCCTCCTTTTCTAACAGGCGTTGATCACCTACTGCATTCCTGGGAGTTGCTACAGCCAGGGGGACGGTTAATCTACCTGCTAAACGCAGAATCGGTAAAGACTCCTACAACCGCTAAAGAGAGACAGCTAGACCAGTTAATCGATCTGTTTGGAGATAGTTGCCCACAGGAGCTAGGAGAGCTTGAGGAAGGCGATCCTGTAGATGTATCGGTTGAGTACCTGGGTAGTTGCTTTTCTGACTGCGAGAGACCCACAGACGTTGAAGTTGTCTGTGTGCGTCTGCACAAGCCAGAGACCGATACAGCAGACCCGCTAGGTACCGAAGGCATGAAGCTTGAAGCAGAGCTGTCAGAGCCTACCGTAGGTGCATCTACAGCCCTGGTATCAGCTAGCGCGATAGAGGGCCTGGTTGGTCAGTACCTAGCCGCTAAGGAGATTCTGATAGAACGGTACGCGAGACAGAAAGAGCTAGACCAGATTCTAGAAGGAATAGCAACGGTTTCTTTTGTCAGCCGTTTGAATCAGTCAAACGATACCTTGAGCATTAAAGGAGATCTCGATTTACAAATCCGTGTTTTGAAAGCCCGATTTTGGTCTCATCTGTTTATTCTTACCAGGGTTGAGAAAAGGTTAACCTCTAAATTCGCTGCTAAGTTTGAAGATCTTAATGGTGAATACCTAGCCATTGAATTCTCTACTGATAACGTCAAAGAGATGTTAAATCGGTTATGGGAAAAAGCAGACGGGATGATGAGAGAGTCTATCACTGACGTTTTTGACCATATCACCAGCAAACATAAAGACAATATTACAGGGGGCTGGAAAACAAACCTTGGCCACAAGATCAATAAAAAAATGGTATGGCCTGATGGGGTATTCCACGATGATCGCAAGTTTTCGATCTACGGCAGAAGCGATTACCTACGAGACCTTGACGCTATAACAACGTACTTATCTGGTACTGATCCCGAAGACCCTACGTTTCTGTCTGCAATGGATGCTATGTATAAGCACCTAAACTCTACAGAAGGGGAGTATTCAGATAAATTTGTATCAACCTTTTTTGAATTCAGGATCTACAAAAAAGGTACTGTGCATATTTGGTGGAGGGATGAAGCACTGTTACACAAGTTCAACACGATAGCCGCTAAGTATAAAAACTGGTTACCTCAGACAGAATCTAATTTTGTGTAGGGGGTTGACAGCTAGATAGGGTAGAAGCTACACTATTACAGAAACAACCGCTAGGAGATTTATGATTTATCCCGTGATTAACGGTACTGCTGTAGTTGACTTTACCCAGCTTTCCAAAGAACAGTTTTTCAAATTCTACAAAGACTGTTTCCGAAAATGGTTAACTTACTCCCCCGATGAAATTGGTAGCCAGGATTACGCGATTACCCTGGGTGAATTAGATTACACCCGGCCTGAATGGGTGGAAGAAATTGAAGCAGAACTTGAGGCTGAAAACGAATCCGCTACTGATTAAACTTCGATCCCGGATGCTCTCTAAGTTGCGCTAAACCCTGGTTAATCCAATCCCGACCAGGGTACCGCTTACCAGAAATCCAGTGTGTGTATCCCATCAGAACGTAAAGTGAGTGTTCCACGTTCCACCGAAAAACGTAGCTTACCAATTGGGTTCCTGCACCGCTTTTTAGAAATTCCTGGGAAGACCTAAGCCCCCCTTTATCTACAATGTCTCTAGGGCTTTGACCATTAGGCCAATCGTAGATCGGGTTAGAAATAGCTAATGTAAATTCCCCAGATAGAAGCGCCATCTCTGTATCGAAAGCGGCTTCTATCATTTCTCCGGGATCAGTTTTTGGGACGAAGACAGCCATAAAAGCTAAGATAAAAGTAAACAACGCTAGGAGACTGAGCCTTAATGAATAACCCCTTACCTTACCCAAAGACAAAAAAAGTGGTAACTCTTTACAGTGGAGGCAAGGGATCGTGCCTAGCCCATTATCTGTTGTGGAAAAATGGTTATAACCCTTTAGCCTATTTTAACGATACCTTTTACGAATCTCCAGACCTCTACAAATTTCTAGCGTCAACTCTAGGATTTTTTGAAGACGTTGTTACAAACGACTTGTATAAAAATATTCCAGATATTGATCAGATGGAGGAAAGAAAAGAATACCTTTATAACCAAGGAAAAGAGCTAGAAGCTAGGTTAACTAATTTTGTTTACGATGTGGATAGCAAGCATCGAAGTATTTTAGATGTATTTGATGATAAAGCTTACTTAGGAAATAGTAGGGTAGACATTTGTAGCGAAATCTTAAAAAGAAATAAATCATCTACATTCATCAAAAACAACTATGATCCAGAAGAAGTAATTATTGCTATTGGGATAGGCATCTATGAAGCACATAGATTGATTGGCAGCAAGCATAAGAAAGGTGCTAGATCACACTGGAAGCCTTACAAACTGGTAAGCCTCTTAATCAACGCATGGGCCTTTGAATCAGAATTATGGCAAGCGTTTGAGAATGAATCTTGGGTGAAAAATCCACAAGCCTATAAGACTGGGTTTGGGCATAACAATTGTTACCAGGGTTGTGTTAAAGCGGGATTAGCCCATTGGAGACTTCTTTTAGAATCAAATAAAGAGCTATTCCTTAAGCATGAAGCAAATTATAAAATGCTTATGGATAACAACCCTAGGATGAAACCTTTTTTGAAAAAGAGAATCAAGGGTCAAGACGTTTACTTAACGCTAACTCAATTTAGAGAAATGATTGAGTCAGGTAAATTACCAGATCAATCTGATGAGTTTATGGGTAGTTGTGTTTGCGCGATTTAAGGTTAATCTCGCACATATTTGTTATTATAAGTTTATGCCTTTATGAGTCTATAAGCCCTTGGCCTTTGGTCAGGGGTTTTTATTACCCTTGTGGCAAACCTACAGATCGTTTCGGCTGATTGAATACCCCAGAAAAAGGGTAACCCAACGTATCAGCCTCTTCATACCAAGCTGATGGTTGTTTGATTTTCAGAATCAGTACACCGTCCCGGTCTCCCCATGTGCAAGCGCATTTATCGTTATTCTGCACACGGAGGTCTAAAGACAACCCTTCACCAGGGGCTAGAGGGGGCTGTAGCCGGTTTACTATCTTTCCCTTTAAGCTGATACCTGGATCAATCTGTGATATCCCTGGTATGGTTCCTGGGCTACTCTGTGACGATCCTGTTAGGTACACCTCATACACGATCTGTTCGACAGCAGGGGCAACGTTACCCCTAGGCCCTGTTTGGGTGACCTGGTTACGAGTAGGGACGTTAACCGTAATCGTGCCATTGGCAGGGTAAGCGGTAAGGGATGCCATATCACCAGTGGTTAACTTGTCTGACTAACTGGGTTGTAGAAAAGATCGGAAGTCCCTTACCCGTTGTGTTATTAGCCCCGGTAGGTCTTCCTTCCAGAATCGCTAAGAATTCGTCAGTGATTTCAAACCCTAACGGTACTGCCCACGCGTAACGCCGATCTAAACTCTGCTGTGTCCGGTAATGGGAAATAATCGCCCGGATCATTCCGGTAAACGCTACCCCACCCTCAGCCGATTTTAACTGTTGGTATTTGGGGGATTGTTCAATTAATTTAGCCGCCACGTAATACGGCCTGTACTGGGTTTTACCGTTTAGGTCTACCGCTGCTGATTGAGTTAGCAGAACATCAACAGAGGGGGCCTGAGCTTCTGGCAACCCTGCTACTGCCAGAGCCAGTATCTTTTGGTCATCTGCTAATTGAAAAGGCATGGTTAGTCTGGGAAATCAGTGTGGACAACCGCCATGTATCCATCAAAAATATGCTGGTACTTTCCAAAGAATTTGTTTTTAGCAACTTCTTCTACAGCAGCAATATGTTCAACCTTTGGGCTTGTTTCTCTGGTCTCAATAGCCTTAAAAAGGTTATACCCTTTCAACAGCACCTCAGCTTTAGATCTAAGGTCAACTGGCTTAGAATCTTCTGGATCAACCAGTGCTTCTAAAATGTTGGTCATCAGGTCTACAGGTTCACCCAGATCCAAATCAAAAAAGATGTCAAAAACAAACCATGCTTTTTTAATTACCTCTTGATGAGTCAGTAGCCAGGGTTGCTGTAATAGGCCGACAAAGAAAGGTTTTAGTTTGGTAAAACTAACCTCAACCACTACCGCGATTAGGACAAATAGTATTAACCCTATTTCGATAAAAACACTGTTAGTTAGGAGATTAAAAAACGTCACAATTTCTACCTAGCTTGCAGACTCAAAATAGATATCATTAGCAATCTGGTCAACCTTAACCCGACTATCCAGATCAAGAATCTTGATAGCCTGCTTAAACGTATCTAGGCCACCAAAAACCTTATCTGTAATTTGGTTTCTGTAATCGAGAATCGCTTTAGCAGAAACCAAACCAATGCCATCTAAAACCGCCATGTGTTGAACCGTCAGATCAGGGTGATCTAGATTCAAACGACCATTAACGAGCACCTTACCTGGTAGATTTTTGAACCCCGGAGAAAAAGGCCCTTTCTCTTCATCAGGGATAGGAGGATCTACCTTCACAGGAGAAGTAGTCTTATCAGGATTGTCAAAAACACCAGGGGTAGGTTCAACAACCTTTTCTTCTTTAGCAGGGGGTTTTTCTTCCTCCTGTTTCTCTGCTTTGGCCGCTTGAGCCAACCCTAGAGCTTTAGCAAGAGAGACAGGGACATCAATCTTAGACTCTTCGGTATTGTCAACCGATGGGCCAAACAACCGACCCCCGAAAGAATACGACTGTTTAAGAGTTACTTTGACCATGATTATTTACCCAATCAAAATACAAAAAGGCTGGGCAGTTTAGAACTACCCAGCTTGGTCATGTAGGTTAGGCTTCAGTCAGATCGGGATAACGGATTACAACAATCGCGTCAGGCTCTTGCAGAATCGGGAAAGCGCATTGTACACCTTCATAAATAATCCCGGCTGGGTGGCGTTGCTGAGGAAACATTTGCACTTTCACAAATGGCTGAGCTTCACCAGAAACAGGGCCAATTGCGGTATACCCCAAAGTGTCGTAAAACACAGCGGGATCCACGTCATCCCCTAGCTGAATCGTTTCTTCCCGGTTGGTATTACACAGCATAATAACAACGTTATCAGGAATAAACCGGGCGCGAGAAGTACGCTTATCAGTTGATTCAACGTCATACATCGAATCGTACAACCACAGATTTTCCCCCATCGTAGAGGGCAAATTGAAGTAAGCCAAAGCGCCTTGGAAAGCGTTGGGTTGCATGTTACCACCACCAGGAGCAGCACCACCGTAAGACTGAGTAATGGGGTGACGGGAAAACTGAGATACCATTTTTTGAGTGGTAATCAGCGTCGAAACCGTCAGACCTTCAGTAGTCAGCAGTGAGTCACGACGAGAAACAATATCTTCCCAGATATCGTACTCACGATCATAAAGACCCGCAGGGCTGTCAAACGTACCACTAGGAACGGTTATCCGGTGACCTTCGGGGTTGGGGTAATCAACCACCTCATAAAAACCACCATCACCCTTACGCACGATTCGAGCGTCTACTACAGCTTGGCAGCGGTAGCGTTCACGCAGAATAGCCAGGGGTCGAGCAATCTGGGATTCTTCCCACTGCAACAACTGGTTAGCGGCGACTTCCATACCAGGAACACCATTAACCTCAGCAGATGCCAGGTAACCTAGGAAACCCTCATACGCCCGTCCAGTGAACTCAGAACCGATGTTAGAATCTGCCAGCTCAAATAGGTTGCTCCCACCCTTAGCCTGACCACGGGGGGGTAACGGGGCTGTTACGGGGGGCATCGAGAGCAGATACAGATTTTAGGCTCATCTGTTCATCAGAGATGATCCTATCCATTACAAGCCGTTCAGGCATCAGAGCTGAAAACAAGAAAGGGGCTTGCCGTGTACCAAATTGCAAACGTGCGTTGTTAGCAACCTGGTAAATCTGTCGGTCGGATTCTAGACTTTTGACAAGTCCAATAACGTCCATAATTCTTGATCCTGTAGTTTCTAAAAGCGGAGATTGAGTTAGCTAAAACGTGAATTATTCCCGGCCTTGACTGGGTACAGCGTAGGTCTGGTAATTCTCGTTAATGACAGCCTGAACAGCAGGATCAAGATCAGCGTATCCGGGCAACCATTCAGGCTTAACAAGGGCCTGATGACGGGCTAAAGAAGCCTCACGAAAAACATTTGCATCGTGAATATCTTCTAGGAGAAGATAGAAATCGGTTTGTGGTTCAGGGGCAGCAAGGGCAATAGGTGCACCCTCAGCCAGAATCGAACCAACCGTAGCGGTAAAGGTGATTTTGCTGTTCTGGTGATCAACAGATTTAACTGTTTTTGCAGCACCCCCAACAGTGACAGAATCGCCTTCCATGTAGCCACTGGTAGAGGCAACAGTAACCGTGTCAGCAGTAGCAGCAACACCCTCAGTTAGGGTAGTAGCCAGGTCGGTAGTCATTGCCGTCGCTACTGGCTCAAAATCCGAAATTTGATCGCGCCGACCGAGAAGGGTACCGCTTTGGATGTATCGCTTCCCCATAGAATCAGCGGGGAAAAGTTCAGCTTTTACTAGGGCACCAAACGGGGTAACCGTGCCAACAGCGTCAGCACCAACACGAAAACCGCCCAACCAGTTGGGGGCAGTTAGTTGGGTTGAATTATAAACAACTCTTGCCATAACAAATAGGTTCCTTTTTTACTAGCAGTGATCTACTGATCAAGCTGTCGCCTTTACCTAGGCAAGGAACCTACTGGTTAATCTTAAATTTTGTGGGTTAACTACTTAGTAACAAACCTATCGAGAATAGGTGATGATTGCGGTTTACGGTTGAGGAAAGTAGAACCCAGTACAGGTTTCTTCCCATCATCAACTTTTTTACCGCTACCCCCAGCTATGGGTTTACGAGTATCCCCGGAATCAGAAGAGGTAGTGTCTTTTCCTAAGTAGAGCACATCAGCAAGATCAGAAAATCGGTCTTTTACTAAATCCGATAAACCAACCCTGGTTTCTTTAGCGCTTTCTCCCTCACCGTCAATAGTAACAAAGAAAGCTTCTTTTGTGCTAGTGTCTCCTTCCCCTTTAACGTCTTCTAACTTGATTTGGACATCCTTACCTACAGACTTTTGGTAAGAATCAAACAGGGTAGAAAAGACCGTAGGGCGAAGATTCAATGCGTTAGTTGTTTCGTTAACGCTCAATTTCCGGGAAGTTTCTGCCTTTTCTTTGGCTAACTGTTCAGCCCTTTCTGCCAATGTTTTAGCGTTGGTCTGTTCTTCTACCAGGGCCTTTTCTTTCAAATTGACCGTGTTTTCTAGCTCAACCTTAGCTGCTTTAAGCGCGTCAACTTCCTCTTGCAGCGTTTTGATCTGCGATTCCTTTTCAGCAGCATTGCTGTATTTGTTACTGAATTCCGCGATTTTCGCTGTCAGGTCACCAGGGTTTGCAGAGTTAGCCCCGATAGCGTCAGACAGTTCTTTAACCAGGGTATTCTTTTCGTCAATCGTCGCTTGAAGCTCACGTAGCTTATGCTTACGAGATGCGGATTCACCGTTAACGGTGGTAACGTGGTCATCCAAAACAGAACGAATCGCCTCTAGAGAAAGGGGTTTATCTTCCCCATCTAACGTAACTTTCTCTGGCAACGTATCGCCCGCTTTGAGGGTTTGCAGTTTTTCTAATACTTTTAATGCTTGAGTTACAGTATACATTTAGATATTTTAGAGGTTTCAGATCTTATACTAACAAAGATTTTTATGGTGTGAACTATTAGATTAATTTACAGATTTAACGTATTAGTTACTATTAAATAGTTAGATATTTAATATATTAAAACTATTCGTCTAGGTATCCTAACAAAGCGTCAGCAGCAACATTTAACGCTTCAATTACTAGCTTCCTAACCGCTACCGGCATACGGATAGGTAGATCTGTTTTTCCTTCATTGCTCAATTCAATAACGTAGTCTAAGCCTTTATCGCTCAGCTCTCCATTCTCAATTAGTTCTTCATAGTTCATTGTTCTTCCCTCGCTTTACTAATGGCGTCTTTTATCGCTTGCCTAATAGAGCTTTTATGCTCTTTAGCCTTTTCTTCTTTGAATGCCTTAAATGCTTTGTCTGCTGGGGTAAGCTTACCATTTTCGACAACACCAAACTGTGAAGGATTAGCCTGCGTTGATTTTTTACCTAAGCTAGGCGTTGTGTTTCCTCCTGCAAAGCTAAACCCCATTTTAGCGTACATAGACTCTCGGAAAGCGCCTCTAGAATCTCCAATAGCAGGGGTTGTCATAAATCGCGTACCATTTGGTTGTGCTGCTACGTTCTCCCTAAATATCTTACTAATCTGGTTAGCAATTAGTGTATTAGCTTTTTTATTTACAGTGCCATCGACTACGGCAAAGAGGTCGTTAACCTTAAAATCAACACTGAAAGGTACAGACTTTTTAGTACCCTCAGCAGCGATAGCTACCCATACTTCTGTATCTGTACCATCACTGTTACCCCCTTTAATTGTAAATCTGTACTCGCTACCTTTTACAGATCGATAACCTAATACCTCTTCATATTCATCAAAGGCAGGGGTTTCAATAACCTCAGATACTTCTAACCCTATTTCTTCCGGTTCTATCGGTCTTTCTGATGTGGGGGCAGTGCTTAGAGTATCTTTAGCCTCATCATCAACGAAACCTGTCTTAGGCGACCAAAGCGGCGGTTGCCAGGGTAGGCTATTCTTGATCTCGAAAGGGGTCTGTTTGTTGTATAACGGCTTAAAGTCTCTAGGTGCTTCTTTTAGTACAGCTTTTTGGAAATCTTGCAGACTGTTAAAGTCAGATACCCCAGGGATAAACGGGATTTTGAAACATCTACATAATGGGTGAGCAGGGGCCTCTACTTTCCCTAATTCAAAAATAGAGGTATTACGGCCTACGCAATAAGGGCATGTTCTAGAATCAGCCGTAGCGATCCATACGTAATACGTCAGCCCATTTTTTAGATACTGAGCTGTGATTGCAGAGTTAGAAACCCCGATAGTTTCTGTTCTTACGATCCGTTCTGATTGGTAAGACGTTAGCCCCGTTGCTGTTTGCAGTTCTTTTTTAATTTTCCCCATCGGGGAATTCTGCAAGAGACCTAGACCGATTGTTTCTATAGCAACCTGTCTTAGAGTCTCGGTATGGCCCTTGAGCCTGTCCCTTGAATCTGTTGCCAGGTAGGCTAACCGCCTAGCAGATACCCCTTCTAGCCTGATAGCGGTAGGGTCGTTACGAGTTGGTGATAGAGTATCCCCGGTTACCTGTGCTTGCCGCTGAGTCTCTTTGTAGGTACGGCTAAAGACATCTTCTAGCTGACCTTCCTGTTTTGCCGTTAGAAACGTTCCTAAGGTTGCAATCTCCTGGGTCAGGATCTCAACCCGTGCAGACCTGGCTAAAAAGACTTCAGGCCGATCTTTGTATTTCTTTTTAACTTTAGATAGTCCGGCTTCTAACGATTTAAGTGATGGCTTTAATAACGATTGAATATCTGCAATAGCCCGGTCTTCTAAACCTTTAACTACGTCATTAAACTCTTCTAGAATAGCAACTTGAGCTGTTACAGACATTTAATTTAATATGTTAAAATAAAGGTTAAGTATTCAAAATTCTATGTCAATCATAACCATTAAAGCAGAGAGGAAACAAACACAGAACGGGCGCTACTATGTAGCGCCTAACGGTATTCATTATCCGTCTGTCACAACTGTTTTATCTAAAACAGCCGATGAATCTAAAGCATTTATTCTAGAGAAATGGAAAAACCGCAGAATTGAAGCGCTAGGTAAAGAGGCGTTTGAGGCAGCGGTTGAGGAAAGGTTTAGATCCGGTACTCAAGTACATGAATGGATCGAGTCTTATTTTAAGTCAGGGTATACCCCTGATATTTTTGAAGATCCCTTGTCTATTGGTTGGTGGAATTCTATTGTTCAGGTATTACCAGAGATTGAACCCCTGGCAATGGAAAGCTTTACTTACCATCCCACTGTTAAATACTCTGGCACGTTTGACCTGTTAGCCCGGTATAAAGGGGAGCTGCATCTAGTCGATTGGAAAACTAAAGAGATGCCTATCGAGGGTGTAGACAGCCCTTACAAAATCGAAAAGTTTAAGAAGGATCAGCCGCTAGAATTGAGCGACCTGTACGATAATCCTTTTCAGATCGCCGCTTACCTGGGAGCTGCTAACCAGGATGAGAACTACAAACATCTGGGTGTGATCAAACGTGGGTTAGTTGTGGTCTGTTTCGAGGATGGCAGACCTCCCCAGTTGTTTGAGTTTGGCCCTGTGCAGATTAAGCAGTTCTGGTTTCAGTGGAATAGGCGTGTAAAACGGTTTTATAGCAACCCGAAAAGCACGGTTAGGGAATCTATGCGGAAACTGGCCACACTTCAAGAGTCTTGGTAGAATAGAATCTCTTTATACAAGAGACTATGAAAAAAAGTAATCTGTTAGTCCTAGCCGCTGGGCTGTTGTTCATCCTAGGGGGCCTGGTAGCGCTAAGAACGTGGCAGTATGCCGGGGCTGGTAACGACGCTAGCGATTCTGCTGACGATGCCCTAGAGACATTGCAAGAGACCAGAGAAGAAACGTATGGGGGAGAGAATTAGGGAATACTGATCTAGGTAGTCAACATGGCAAAACCCCTGGGGAATCTCAGGGGTTTTTATTTGCGGCTAGATCACAGCGTCTTTAATTAGGTCAACCGCATCCTTAGCGATGGCATCTAGTTTTTCTGCTAAGTTAGCCACATATAAATAAGCGTTAACTAATGTTGCCACTTGCTGTTTTTGCTTATCGGTTAAGCCGGATGATATTAACTCTTCAACCGCTTCATTAACACGATCTGAACATTCTCCTAAATTTCGAGGTGGTTGGTTTGTCATAATTGTTAATCGATTAATTTAGCGTATCGGTTTTTAATCCATGCTTTGAGTTGGGTATCTGATACATGAAAATCGTAACCTTGCTGTACCCCAGCTTTAGGATCAAAGCTGGGGCGAAGAATTGACTTGAGCTGAAACACCCCTTTCATCTTTGACCAAACAACGTACTCAATTTCCCGTCCCTCTTTCCAGTGGGGAATCATTACTGTTTTGCCGATCAGATCATCTTTTAGATACGGAGTGTTAGCAGGGGGAATACTGGCAATAATTTCGTTATAGAACGAAACCAAATCTTCTACATCTAATTGCACGGTTGGTTTCTCCTAGCGGTGTTTGTGTTGAGCCGCATAGGCCCCGTAAGGGCCTGTAGCGTCTATCGTGCGAGTTGGGCAGGGTTGTTAAAGAACATGTCTAACATAGCCTTACGGTCTGCCATGAGTGTAGGCACAGGACATTCTAGAGCATCAGCGAAGTATTCTAGAATTCTGTTTTCGTGAGCGGTGATCGCAGACTCAACAACCAGAATCGGGCAATGCCCATCAGCTACCGATTTACCGTTATAGTCTTTCAGCCAGGTACCCCAACCTTTAGCGATCAAAGCGTTGGCACACGCCGTAAAGTAGGCGTTACAGAGATCATCATCTGGGCATTCATACAGGTTTTTGCGGTCGGTAATTTTCTCAAATTCTCCGGTAGGTTCTGCGTTGTCATCATACACAGGGGCCTGAAAATCGTAGGTTTCAAAGATCGCCTGGTAAATAGGCTCAACTTCTGCTTTCACGGTAAGCAACGTACTTTGTAGATCTTTGTACTGACGAATCAGATCAACGGTCTTAGGTGCGTTGCAGAAGGTACGAATGGTGGCTACAGATGCGGTGATAGCGGGCATGGGGGTTTCTCCTAGCGATTTGTTTTTTTATCTGTAATCAGTATAAGCGATGGGATGTCTAGCTGTCAACCCCTATTTAGAAATTAGTTTTACACATCCTGTACCAGAACCGACTGAACGGCTTCATCAGTAAACGGTAACCAATCGTGGTTAACCTGATTGAAGCTAACCAGTAAGCCTTTTTCATCACCTAACCAACAAACCCGAAACTCACAGACCTTTGTAGAAAGCAGGTTAAGATAAATATCCTGAACCTCCTTATCGTCAAACGTTACATCTCTGTTTTGATAAGCGTAAGCTTGAGGCTGACCATACTGTGTATCAACGACAACCTTATTAACAAACTTTGGATCTACACAGATATCTTCGTCTATAAGCTCAACCGTCTTGACTCCCTTAAAAACGGGAAAGTCAAGATTAACTAATTCAAGAACTTTATCCAAAGTAACTTCCATATCAGCAACCCCTTAATAAGAAAACTTTTCTTTCGATCAACGTATCGGCAGTACCTTCCCAGCGTTGTACCTGCCATTCTCTAGAGTTATTCCATTTTTCGATCATGGCCCTAGCTTCTACCTTGGCCACCTCCCCCGCCTGGTCTGGGGTGTCACCGTTCCCTAGCTGCCTAAGCAAGACCGATAGGGTCTCTCCTTGTAAGAACAGATCGAACAAACCAGCACCCACAGGGATAACGCCAGAAGGTAGCCTAGAACGTTCTAGCAGGGCTGTGGACTCATCCCGTATCGACCGCATAAGAGATAATGTATCTTCCCGTTCACAGGGGCCTAGTGTACCTAGCCAACCCTGGTAAATAAAAGGTTCTGTACTGATCACGGGGTTAGTTCCAAAGCGTCGATAAATTGCCGTCCTTTCTCCGTCAGCTCAGCCCCAAAGTAAGGCTCTTGTTCTACTCCGGTAGTTCTGGTTTCAGATTCCCCTATTACCAGGAGTTGAGGGTATACCTGCTGTACTTCACGCAGCATTTTAGCGTCTACATAGTTCCATACGTCACGACGATCTTTGATACGTACTAACGCTAGGAAATGGGCAAACGTAAACTTGAAAGTAGCCCGGTTGAAAATAGTGTTATGGTTCATGGGGGTTATTTAGGGTTAGCAACAAACAGGCTGTAAGGCATCGATCAAAGCACCTTCCAGAATCCGGCAACGTTCCACGTAATCGGCACCATGACCAAAATGAGACATGTGAGATCTACGTCTAGGGGTTGCGTTTTCCCAGTGATTAATAGTGTTGTCAACTAGTTTCAAGGCTAACTGCTTAACCTCGGTAGAGTATTGGGAAATGTGGGAGGAAGATAGATCCATATCCCAGAGATACTGATCAATTCCACCTTCAACCGAGATAGGTTCAAACGTGTCAATTAGCTCGTTAGCTTGCTGTAACTTGGACATTGCGTTTCTCCTAGCGGTTTTGATCTTGAGATTATACTAAATGGTTAGATGCTTAGTCGTCAACTTATAAGCGAAAATTAACTAGCCTTAACCTTTAAGAAACTGCTCAACACTTTCCGATCATGCGCTACATCTTCCACCGTTTCGGGATCGCGCATCATCTCAAGAATCTCATCTAACTCTTGATTAATGTTTTGGCAGAATTCCTTTATTGCTGCCTTGCCTACCAGGATGTAAGCCCCTTTATCGTAGACTAAATGATCACAGTAACAGAGCTTACACAATTCATGGTTTACCAGGGATGATAGCCTATGAGTCTTTAACGTTTCGTCTGTGAGAGTAACGGATACGATTTTTCTAGGCATGATAATAACAATGTTTTAGAGGGTAGTAGGGGGCTTTCTAGGCCCCCTGTAACAGTTAGATGGACTCGGTAAACATATTGCTTTGAATCTGCCTGATTCTGTTCTCAATATCCTTTGTGTTCACGTAGCGATCCAGGGAATCACCACAGTTGAACTTGGGGCTATTGATGTAAGAGAGCATATCGTTTAATCCATCTCTAGCGGTTTTGTGGAAACCCCCTGAAGTTAGCAGGGGGCATTAAGCAGCGATCATTACTTGGTCATTTCTTCCATAAAACGCTGAGTTCCTTCATAAAACGCTGTAGGTCATTGCCTTCTAGGGTGTAGGAAACCCCGCCAATTAGGGAGACTTCCCAAGTGTCTTCATCTTCCCGGTTAACGTCAACAACATAATTGATGTTGATCGTGTATTGGGGTAGTTCTTCACCTTGGTAGATGTCGAAAAAGCGAGGGGCAAATACCTGAACCATGATCTTTCTCCTAGCGGTTTTGTGGGCTGTTTTGCTCCACTCCTATAGAATAACAAATTGATACCTAGCTGTCAACCTTATTTACAATCGGCAACACTTAAGCTTTTGCGGATACGATCCCCCTCCTGTATCCCTAATGGGGTAATCAGCCAAAGACCTGTAAAACCGTTCCTTTTTGCGTTACGTTCCCATTTCACTAACCCTTTCTTCTGTAGGTCGATAAGATTGGGATCGCTACTACTGGCTAAAAGGTAATCGTTGCCTTGCTGAATCATTGACAGCATGTATTTGGCTTGTGTCGGGGTTATATCTTCTGACTTAGGCTCAACGATACGGCGATCAGTGACCTCCCATGCGTTTCGAGTAGGTGACCATTCTAGGATAACCCCCCGATTTCGTGCGCTCTTTCTTACGTGTACCGGGCTTGCGACAATAACAGAATCACTAATAGTTATTAGATCCCCGATCTGTAGCTTTGCCCAAAAACTTTTGCTGTTATAGTTTCTAATCGTGCAACGATATTTAGCCATAGTTAGGATTTATATTTAATAAAAGTATCTGGCCTTTAGCAAACCCCTGTTAATTGTTACCAGGGGTTTGCTCTTATGCGATTTTAGCTTTCTTAGCAAAGTCAACCTTAACAACAGTTTCCCCAAGGATGAACTCAGGAGTAACATTTTTGGGTAGGCCCCTTCTAGAGCCAGCCCGACCACTCCAGAGAGACCAGCCACCGCTAGTATCAGGGATTAGATCTTTCAGTGTGTTCCCTTTACGAATGACCACAGAATAGGCGGTGTTGTCGGTAGCCGTTTTAATTTCTTCGATGCTGTAAACCGTTTTACCGATCTTAACTTCTACTGCACCGTCTAAAGCTTTTAATGCTTTGTTGTAAGCGGCTTGCTGCTGTTGGGTAGTCATTTCGGTTTCCTTGTTTGCTCAACTAAACCTAATATAACACCTTACTTATCTAGCTGTCAACCTTTAAGCCTTAGTAATTTCCAACGCATATAACAGTTTTCTACGGCCTGTCCCCTGGGCTGTGTCGGTTAAGACCCCATCAATCAAGGCCATTGAATGAGAGGCCGTAGATAGCACGTAGGCCCCCGTAGGATGGTCTTTAATGAAATCCCCTAGCTTGGGGTCAGAGAATGCCCTATCAAAATACCAAGGGGATACTCGGAATTTGTACCCGTTAGAAACTAATGCTTGTGTTACCCCTGCCCCGTGAATAGGGCAAACCCCTTGAATCCCAAACGCTTCTAATGTGGCCTGTGTACAACGCATTAAACGTTCTCCTAGCGGTAAGGGTGGCTGTTTTGCTCACCTGTAATCAATATACCTTCTAATTATCTAGCTGTCAACTCCCTATAACAGATTTATTTTTCCAATAGGAAACCCCCTGATATTCCTACCAGGGGGTTTGTGTTGTATCCGTCGTTGTTCTACGGCTAGCATCAAGCTGTTAAGCAGAACGTTATCAGGGTAGCAATCGCTTTAACTTTTGGCAGAATTGAACCGTACTTCACAGGCCCCAGAACTACAGGCTGCTTCAGGTTCACTTTCCTCCCCCTGGTGATGCCTAAACATCAGCTCTGTAAAGTCGTCAGAGACCCGTCTAGCGGCCACCTCAGCAACCATGCGATCATAATCTTCCAGAGATACCCGTTCAAACGGTAGACGGGGGAAGGGGGCATTAGACCGGGCAAGCATGGCTACAGAATTGTAATCTTCCCGCTCATAAATCAGGCCGTAAATCATAGCCGCTAATGGCTCAATTTCCTCCTCTGTTAATTCAATCGTGGCTGATGTCGTGTGAGTCGCGTAATACTTTTGAACCTGCATGTAAAAGTCCATTTGAGCTAGAGCACTAAAATCAAATGGATCAATATCAGGGTTAGCTTCTGCCCAGGGGGTACGGCATGGGAATTCGACCAACCAGGACAAACAGCGAGGATCATGAATCTGATCAGGCGCTAGTAAGTTACCGTATTCATCTTTAGAATCCTGGCCAGGGATTACGCTAAAACCATAATCCATTAGCGCTAACGCTACAGGGTGATCTTTGCCAAAGGTGATCCGTCTGATGTAGGTGGAATATTTAGGAGGATGCCACCCAGGGGAAGCGCCTGTTAGGAGAGATTTGCTACCGCTGGGCTGCACCGTAGTGTAACGGTTAGGGCACTTAAAACCTTTAGCGTAACAATGGGCGTTAACCCCATCCCTAGCTGCGTATTTCCAGTAGGTAAGGTAGGCACTTTCTACTGTTCTCAATAGGTTAGATATAAATGCATGTTGCGTTTCTAAGTATTCGTAAAGATTCTCTTTCAACCACTCCCACTCACTCAAGATTAGGTCAGTATCGAGATCTTCTGGGAGAATATCAAACAAGGGAGAAACGTTAGTTATAAGCTCAGTTAGCCAAAACTGACTGTAGCTTTCTTTTGAGGCATATTCTGGTCTGCCGTCTTTCCACCATTCCAACCAGGGCCGACCAAACACGTTAACGAAAAAGTCAAACAGCCCCGTGAATGATACCCCTACAATAGGATCAAATTCCCGTGACTCCTGCATAACAGGATCATCGAATTTGTGGGCTAGCAATGTGGCTACAGATTGCCCCATTGTGTTAAATGACTGGTATTGGTCTTGGAAGTCGTAAGGGTCGTGTTTGTTAAGGTGTACTTCCGAAAGGTTGCATTGCTTAGTTAACGTTGCACCAAACACACCCTGATGTAGTAGTGGCTCATCAAAACAATAAGTATCATGCAACCCTGGCAATTTTTTAACAGACTTAATAATCTGCCATTTGCCTTTGCACTTTCCCTCAATGCTTCGGCTCACATCAATTCTTTGGCAAGGTAGCTGACCAAGCCTGGTAATTGAAAGGTAGTACACGTTTTCCATTCTCTGACCCATGTTAGTAACGGCACCCTTTTCGGCCATCAAACACAGGGAAGATTTGATCCCACATTTCATTAGCAACAGCTTAGCCAGGTAAGCCTTAAAGTAGCCTGATAAGTAAAGCCTAGCCCCTCCTGATTGGGTATTACATCCGTCTGTATCAAGCCACCCCGCTAGGAAGTGAAGTATCTGAGGCTTACTTTGAGATGAGATTTTATCAAAGATCTCAATCAACCCCGGTTTCCAATCTAGGCCATCCCTGTTTTGTTGCTCAAGGCTTCTGAGCTTAGCAAACAACCCTAGGTCATCCTTCCATTCTGAGTAATCGTAAGGTGTACCCAGATGGTTGGTGTATGTATTAACGTAACGAGAAGCTAACTCAACGTCACGCTTTGAACCGTAAGCCTGAAAACAAATAGTGTTGCGCTTAGTGTCCAAAGAGCCATCCCCAAAAGCAAACCCTAGGGTATACCAGTAATCAAGGTTTTCTGCTGAATCATCATCATACTCAACCGTGAATGGTTTTGTATGAATCTGGTAGTTAGATACTGCCATCAGATCTTTGGTTTCCACAGTCTGATAGTTTTTACGAAAGCGATCATTTACTACCCACTTGTGGTTAGCCGTAACGTCTAGATATGTGCCATCGCTCAAGGTCACTCGAAACAATTCACGGTTTGACCCTGTTTGGATTGGGGTTACCTCTGACCACTCCTCACCATTCCAGATCTGAATTGGCTGACCATTATCAGCTAACTCTTTGATTGTACCTAGACCGTCCTTATGAACTAAGATCGTATCGGCGGCAACACAAGCGAAATTGTGCCCCACAATTTCACCGCACTGCCCCACCAACAACCCATTAGACAATAGGAAAGTATGGTTACTCTCAACCGTACAGCAGTAAACCTTATCGGCTACATGATCAAATTCAACAGACAAAACAATAGGGGTTGTGATGTCGGCAGATCGTTCATAAGCCTTAAACAAAATGTCACATTGTTTAAGATCTTTCATCTCTACGCGATCCCCATTTTCCAGAATAAACGTGTGGTAAGGGGTAGCGTAAATCTCTTCGCCGCTGTACAGAGTCAGCTTGTTTACAGGCTGGTTTTCTCCAGTAACCTTAAACTCTGTCGGTTGCCAGCTTGAACCATCCCATACCTCTACAGACTTCCCTACCAGGGTCTCAATCGGGAAACTACCGTCACGGGTCATAACCATAGTGCCAGCGGCAAAGCAAGGGTTAAGCCCCCACCGATTTACCCGGTGATTGATCTGGGCTTCGATCTCTTCCTCTAGTAGATTCTCAACCAGAAACTCTTTCAATTTACCGTTATAAAACGCCTCAAAAAAAAGATTTTTAACCCAGTTACGGAAAAGCCGTTTCCTGCGGTAAGTAGTTTCCTTTTCCCAGATGTGCGATAGGTCAGGGCCGTTTGCTCTCCACAATGCAACTACCGCATTTTGGATCGCACCTTCACCAGAGGCATACTGACTCTTTACCATTTCCGTAATCTGTTCAGGGATTGGTTCCTGTTTCAGAATCATTGTATGGTTTGCCATCGACAACGCAGATCGCAAAGGGTCTACAGACCATTCCCCTTTATCGTCTTGCACCCAAAGATTATTTTTAGCGCCTGTGAAATCAGGGTCACCAAAAGCAGCTTGACGCATTCCCGCTGAATTGTGGGTAAGGTACCCATTGGCAAAAAAGCAATGGGCTTCTTCTACCTCTATGTCGTAGGTCTTAACGATTCTCGTTTGACCCAGACCCCGGAAGTTTACCGGGTAACATGTTAGTTCCCCTAGCGTTATAGGAGAGACACCAAAAGGAACAAGCTTCAAGTAAATAAGTTGATCTTCTGGTTCTAGCTCACTAACAGTCTTCCAAACATGACCACCAAAAGAATCACTCAACACAGCCATTTTGTGATTTTCAGTAGCTTCAATCGTAGGCCCATTGGTCAGCAGTTCATAAACAAGTTGCTCCCCCTGGTCAAACACTGCTGTAACTTTTCTGTCCCCAATAGGAGTCTGAACAAGATCTCCTACCTTAATGTCTTGGATCGGCACCAAAGAATTATCAGTGTGAACTAGGGTGTGCTCTGGCAAACAGCGGCGGATATTTCCGGCAACAATTGCCATAGCTGACCAGTCGATTAGTAACGTAACTTCCAGGGTGTTCAGCCTACGTCCTACAGCCCCGCTCAGGACAGCCCCCATACGTTCAAAAGACTCTGCTAGCGCTACAGGGTTAGCGACTCCCCCAAAGCCTTTTAACCGTTCTCCCTGTGCCCGGATATTGGACAGATCAATAACAACGTTTATCGGTTCACCTGGGTTAAATGGAAAATGCGAACCGTAAGCAGCCTCAATTAGTAACCACCATGCTAAAACCCAACCTTGCCGGGAATCCCCTACGGTAATCGTTAGGGTGTTTTCCACCACGCAAAAAACGGTATCATCCTCTCTGTATTCAGAAGTACCGGGTTTGCCTCTAGTCGTTACATTCAGTGGCCGCATGACTGCCCGAAAAATGCTGTAATCTTCTTCACAATACTGATCCGGGTCTGCTGTACCGATCAAGGATAGGTCTGCTCCTGTACCAGCCCCCATCATGGCCATGTCTGCCAGAGATACCAGATCCTTAGTAGTCTTGATCTGTCTAGAAACGCAGTTATAACTTCCAATGAAATTGGCAGGTTTCTCTAACCAGGGTGTTCCTCCTACCCACATCCAACGACCCGAAGGAAAAGCTTTCAGGTTGCAGATCTGGTTATGCAGATTTAGGCAAGCCTCTTCACTTAACCCTAGTTTCCGTAAACCCTCTACATAACGATCTACTGATTCTAGAAACGTTTCTGGTTTACCGTCGATAACACGGTTATAAGATCGCCAATACACAGCCTGACCTGTGCTAGCCATCTCAGGAAAGAAATGCTTATTATTCAAAGTTCGGTCTCCTAGCGGTAATTTGGTTGGCTGTTACAGCCGTCTTAATACTAACACATTAGATAGAAAGATGCTCCTGTCAGTCACATAACAAGGGCATTTGTAAACCAATACTTTCATCTTACCTGATCCACCTATTTTTCCTACAGGTCTCTGTTAGGTGTTCTGTGATGATGGCATAAATCAATTGTTCTTTAGATGGGCAGTAGTGTCTTGACCTCCTAAAGAAATTCCTCCAAGGGTCAGGGCCTTTGGAGGAATTACACGATTCACAGCAGGGGTATAAATTCCAGTCTTGGTTTACAAAAGGCAGACCAGACCGTTTAGGGATGATGTGATCTAACGTTGTACCAGGGTTATCACAGTAGAGACAGAGACCATTGTTTTTTGCCAGTAGTCGTTTGCGTCTGTCTCTGGGATCTTCGTCTAACAGGTCAGCTCTAGAAATCCGGTGCGGATCAGGGTCTAGGTTGAACATTTAGCTGTTTGGCAACGATGTTCTTATTCTAGACTAATACAACCTGAACGTCTTCTTAATACCTAAGACAATTGCATATCCTAATAAGAATAAGCCTACAATTAAACTAATAGGAATTAAGGCAGACGTTAAAAACTCGATAATAAGAAAAGAAATTTTGAGCATTATTAATAAAACTAAAACCCAGGATATTAG